TTCTTTTTGAATTTGCTCTGAGGTAACTTCCGGGTACGTCATAGCACCGCCTGAGGTTGAGGAACGAACGGTTGACCACCAAAGTTTGGAGAGTTAGAGAACTTATTGAGACAAGTAGAACTTTGCTTGTCACATCCGGGATAGACATCGAAGGTATCCCCAACTTGAGGAACGTTAGGAAGCGACGCGGTCATGTAGAGCACATGACTGGAATACGCTCGAACACAAACCTTTTGTCCCGCGTTTAGTCCTGACGTGAATTCTACCACACCCTGATCGAAGAAACCATCCGCTTGAGTCAATCCGGTGACCAAAGAATTAACCGTAGAACCAGAAAGCACTATACTGTTTGACTTGAACGACAAACGATTTAAAGTGCAACCGAAATCGTAAAGAGTGTAGGAACAAGCAGGAGTCAATGTACGTGGCGGGTTCGGTTGCTGTAACAAACCAACCACACTATTACAAGTAAGCGTAACCTGACTTCTACCTGCCGAGGTGGTATCTCCAATCACTCCCATGAAGTCAATAATGGTTCCCGTAGACACATCTCCGGGAGTTGCCATAAAACAACTTTCAACTTTGATTAGGCAGTCTAAAAACCCCTTCTGCAAAATGTATATCAGGAAAGGTAACCCGCTAATTAAGTCTATGGAACGAGCATTCACGGTGAGAGACATGGTTGAGACTTCAACACCGATCTTAGTCGTGATCGAACCACGAACGAAAGTAGGTGGGCCAGCTAAGAACGTATTTGCTGCCAAGTAGTAAACAAATATCTTGTCAAACTCTGCTGTCATCGTACCAGAAAAGCCACCGTTCCCGAGGTAAATTGAGACTGTCGCAGCGGTAGCAGGAACGGTTGTATTTCCAATTATTGAAGTCCAAGAGGAAGACGTGGTAGACCCGATGGTAGGAGTACCGACTTGTGTATTTGAAGCATCGGAAAACACACAAAGTACATAGGCACCGTGAGTACCATCACTCTTCACCTGAGCAGAGACAGTGATGACTTGATTCGGAATAACTGGATAACTCCCGCTTATACCGTATCCACTTAAAGGCGCAGTTACAGCGAGACTTTGTCGTCCACTGAATTGAGCTGTAGTATCATAAGCGAGTGTCGCACCACCCGTAGGACTCCAACCCGGAACGGGTAGAAGATTGGATTCTTCGAAATCTGAGTTGCGAAGAAGTGGAAACTGCCCAATGGTCAAGTTCTTATTCCATGTCGTGTACCGAAGCACACTCAGTGGATTCTCTACCCCTTGTGTAAGAATGACGGATGAACCCGAAATAGTTGACCAACCAGAAAAATTTAAGCTAGTTACTAAGTTGATTCCGTCTGCGGCTTTACAGATAATTGGATTGAATGCTATTACATCTATAGAATCAGTTGCAACTGATCCACTAAATCTCAACTGAACAAAACCTACACCGTCCCCAACCCCGGAAAGAGAAACTGCTTGACTAGCACCGGGAGCAATACTAGTATTCTGATTCACGCCAAAGTTCACATCAATACGAACCGGAGCAAGTCCAATATTTCTAACGATGACTTTAACTAAGTAAGTCACGCCACTCGCACCTACTCCAGCAGAGAAAAAGTACTTCAAGGCGGTTGTCCCACCTATACTCTGAATTCTTGTCCCGGTATTTTTTGCGGTATGGAGATTGATCGTGTATAGGTCAGCACGATAGAAATCTCTTCCGCTATTCAACAGAGAGATTAAAGCAGTAGATGCAGCTTTCATAGCTTAGTTACTCGTTTGGATGAGAGTAATTTCCTTCATGTTCCACAACTGATAGTAAAAATTATTGAACGCCGCACTCGTGTCATCGATGAAGCGAACACGGTAATACCAACCGTAGTCACCGGAAAGAACCGCACCAGTAGGAGGCGTAACGTTAAACTGAACAATCCCCGCCTGAGTCGAAAATATCGTGTAGTCAGTCACGGTAGCTGACGATGTAGTAGTCGAAATGTACCGTGTTGGAGTTGAACCCGCTTCTAACTGAGCACCCCAGACGATTGCTGATCCAGTAGTCGTCGCAAGGTCTGGGCCGGGGTTATTCCCACTGTTAGTTCCCGTGGCCGGCTGGATTGATACGGTAACAGTCGTGTTGGTTCCATTGTTAGCTAGTGTACCAGTAAATCGCCAGTAAATTCCACAACTAATAACAGCAAAACTAATTGTACCACCACTAGTTGCTACACCACTGTTAGTATTCAACCTAGGCGTTGCAGATACAGCAGTACCACCTGCCATCGATAGATTAAATCCAAAAGTGTTCGTCGCGGCAGTTGTTTTCAGTACGTATATAGAAAACGTATATGGTGTTAAATCAGCCGGGACTGAATTCGACACAGCGACTGCTTGAAAGACGGTAGTACTTGAGTCATTCAACGTATCAGCAGATGTGGTTCCATCAGGAGCTAAATTCGTATTAGGAGTAACTGCTGCGGAAGCTGTCCAAGGAGACTGATCAAATCCTGCGCTCTGTGATAAGAAGTTTTTCCTCGCTTTACTACTCAAAGCACTCGGGCCAGTACCACCTTGACTCATTGTCTTCGCGTAGTTAGTCGCAGTAGCATTAGTTTCATACTGAAAACCCCAAGTATAAACACTAAAAGGCGCATTTGAAACATCCTGAAGTATCGCTATCAATGACAACGAACCATTACCGACTCCCGTCACTGAAAATCGTTGCCAAGTAGTTGTAACGTTACATAAGACTGAACTAATTGCGTTTCCATGAAGTCTTACAGTCTGAGGTGAATCACCACGCAACCACACCGAGAGAGTATAAGATTGCCCGTTAACACTGGTGCCACTTCCAAAGTATGAGAGATTTTGTTGCATACGATTTTGTGGAGACGAACGTGCGATGTCCGATCCATCATACGTAACTAAATCAGCGGTAAGCGAACCATCCGGCGCAGCAGTAGCATTAGGTGTAACGGTCACTCCCGTACCTTTAATCCACACAGCTTGCGTGTAGTCTTCCGACCATGCAACTATGTTTAGAGGATTTTGCCAGTCAGAAATGTATATGACTGGATTCGGTTTAATCTCGTACAGTTCTTCTGCAAAGCTACCGGAAGTTTGAATAAGCTGAAACTGGGTTGTAGCACCGTCCCCAACCCCGAACACCTGACCTGTCCTGCTAGAAGACCGTGGGTCTCTGGTAAGCGCAGAAGGATCAAGTAAGAACGAGCTAAAGGCACCGTTCATGTTGTTGTAAAAACCTTCTATCGCGCTTAGATCATAGTTGGGACTCAAGGCACCTGCATATGCCTGATTCTCCAGCATGACTTCGTATGCAAGTTTAAACTTGTACTGAGGCTGAGACATCCCAGAAACACGAACTTCCTTCCGTTTGTCGAACGGTATTTGCACGATGGTGTTATACATGGGCGTCTTCTCAAAATCCCAAGATAAACCCGGAACGGTTGGAAATAAAAGATTGCTCACTTTAGTTTACCTCTTAAGTTTACCTCTTAGGCCACCTTGTGTGATTCTCCGTTGAATGTGTTTGTACACATAGTCGCCTATAACATCACCGTGAGTATCTAGCATACGACGAATACTTTGACTATCAACCGCATTGATATTCAAGATAGGTTGAAAGGCGTTGCCTTCCCGACCACCACCACCAAACGTTTCGGAAAAGGTTCCACCTGACGCTGTCGCGAGTCCCGGAGTACCAGTCAACAAAGCCTGTAACGGTTGTGATATGTTTGCAGGTAGAACCATTTCATTCTGATGCACGAGCGCAAGTCCGGTTTTTGGTTGGATACCACCTTTTTCAAACGCGCCCACCGCCATTATAGCTGCGAAGGTTGCTGCCGCAGCAACTACGGCAAGTGGTGGAAACGCAGAAAGCGCGTCATAAGCTCTAGCTGCGCCAGACTTTGCAGACTTGAATACACTCTTCTCCGTGCTCTCAGTTTCGACTGCCTCTTTTTCTCCAGCAGCGACAGTGGTTGTAGTTACACCTTCGCTCGCGGAAAAAGCATCCATAAAGGCAATACCTTGATTCTTAGCCGCGTTAGACGCGGTCTCAGTCGCGTCCGCTGTTTGTTTTGCAGTAACCATCACACCTAAGTGTAGTTTTTGCGCTGCTTCCATGACGGTGTTAGAAGTCAAAAAACTCATGACCATTTTTTGAAGTGCTTTATCTATGATTGCGAGTAAGGTAGTACTCCACAAAGACGCGAGAGACTGCATGAACGTCTTTTGTCCGGTCAACCATTCGTTAGTTGCACTAGTAAACGAACTAGTTATAGCTTGCATCTGTTGATGCCACTTCATTGCCATTTGATTAGCTAACTGAGCAGATTCATTTACCCTACGACGCTCCATTACCGACATTTGATCTTGAGCTTTTTGGTACTGGGGACTGAATTCTCCATACACAGCCTTTATTTCATTGAGCTGAGCTTGTAAGGAAGCTTCCTCAGCAGCGTACCGTTCCTTAATGATAGCTACTTCCTCGTTGTACCATTGTAGTTGAGTTTCCCTTCCCATTGCTAACTTGAAAGTATTCTGTTGCTTATCGTAAGAAGCTGCTAAGTCAGCCATTTGCTTAGAAAAAGCCGCAGTCTCTTGTTCTATTACTTTACGATTTTGTTGACGAATCCTCTCGGCATTACTATCAATATCAGTTATTTCTTTCTGAGTTCTCATCTCCAGAAGTTTCTTATCAGAAGCAAACTTCTCATCAATCGCTGCTATTTTTTGCTGATCACCCGCAGCATTAGCTACCTCAAGGTTTCTAGTAGCTGTAAGAGCATCCAGTTCGACCTGTGCTCTGTCCTTCGCTTCAGCTTTAAGGTCTTCGGTCTCCTTTTCAAGAGTAATGTGATGAAGTTCGTAATCTTTTTTAGTCGCGTCTTCTGCTGCTGAAACCCGTGCTACCCCCTCTCTTTGAGCGTTACTAATTCTCTGCTTCTCCAATGCATCAGACGCATCAGATTCACGCTTTGCTTCCGCCGCATCAAGAGCTTCGTTATCCGCAGCAGTCTTTTCTCTCGCTACCTTTTGTTGACTTTGTAATGAAGTTATAGCTGCTTTCCTATCGTTGTCACTAACACCCTGACGTTGTTTCTCTATACTAATCTTTTCATTTAAATACGTAATGTCAGCAGTCAACTTTTTGTTATTAATATCCTTTAGTTGAGTTACTTCCTGCTGATTATTTGTATTGTGTAGAGCTAAAGATTGTTCCGCTTGCGCTTTCTCTCTAGCGAATTTCTCTTCATTTAAGGCATGAGACGCTGCCGCTGTCGCTTCATCTGATTTAAGTTTATCATTATTCTTAGTTATAAAGTTGGTAGTTGCTTCGTTTTCATCGTTCTTTACCGCGTTATGAGACTCGCCACTCAGCCTAGTTTCTTGTTGCCAAAGCCAGGCGCGCTTCTCAAAATGTCTATTATATTCATCTATCTCACCAGTCGGAAAACCTCTCCTAGCTATGTCATCCATTGCATCTTGTTCAAGAATTGTATTTCTGTGAATCTCTTGCCATGCCGCGTTATATCCAACAGCTGAATCTCTCATACGTATAATCGTACCGGACTCATCCTTCATAGGCTCACCAGTCGGGCCAAGAACAGGTCTACCAGTCGGATGAGCTTCTTCAGCAGCGATTGCTTCTACCCGTGCTTTATTTGCCTCAGATTGAATGCGTTTAAACATTTCTTCTGGGCCTTCTTCTAAACCAAAATCCTGAAACGCCTTACTCACAGCAGTTTGATCATCGAGAAGTTGTTTCGTCGCCTCCTTTGAATAATTCATTATCTTGTCAAAGCCCTCTTTAGAATTGTCACCAATATGTGCTAACTTATAATCCATCTCGGCGATTGGGCCTTTTGTAGCTCGGATCAGGGCTTCTTCTGTTTTTTCAGTTCCTTCTACTATTGAACGATCCAATTCAATAGCAGAAACTTTCAACGCATCCAAAGCTTCTTTATCAGCCTCGGCTTTATCTGCAAACTCTTTTATTTTATCAATTGCTTTCCCTAATAGTTCGATTACTCCCAATATCGCAATAGGTGCAAACGCCGCAGCCATTAAAGGCGCGATACCTTCTATGCTACTAATAAAACGAGCGATCATTCTTGGAACATGAACACCCGTCATCTGTCCCAACTCACTGATCGCGTGAGTAGACTCAGTCATCTCAAGGCGAGTAGACTTCAACTCACTTTCAAATTCCTTAGTAGCGTCACGACCCGAGTTCATTGCAGCCCTAGACTTTTGTCCCATGCTCTCTATTGCTGTAGTCAACTCTTTGACGGACGCAGCCATTTGATTCATGGACGTTGCCATTATGGAAGGTGCGTCCGTACCAATAGCTTGCTTAAACTGAGATAAATCTGCGCCTAATGTAGTAGTAACTTTTAGATCGTCTGCCATATCATGAGTCCGTTGGAAGTTTCATCTTCTTTTTCATTTCCTCAGCTATGTTAATAAGGTTTCTAACACGCTCAGGAAGTTGCTCGGAACCACGGAAAAAGCCTTGTTGGGTTAACATCATGGCACTTTCACGGTTGAAGGGAGTCTGTTGTTGCTCCGGAGTCGAAGGTTTCCAAGTGGTAAATACTTGAAGCAGCATCCGAATAGACATGTGTTCTGGAGGATGACTCAGCCAGTACTTGAGCAACTCAAGCACATCTGGCCAAAACATAGAATTTACTTCATCGAAAGACCAATGAAGTGCCGTTACGATTGAGCAGCGGATATCGGCGATTTGTCTTCGGCTGCTGGAGATTCCCCCGTCTTTGCAGCTACCTTTAGACCACTGAATTCCAAAATTTCTGACTGCAAATGTTGATACAGAACAAGGTCGAGTTCTTTTGAAATCCTGTCCGGAGTCCAGCGAACGATATCACCGTTACCGTTGGAAGTAACAGGTAGAGCATTGTTCAAACCATTACAAACCAGTTCATAGCTTCGAATCCGAAGTTCTTCTGGCTTCATATTGTCCACTTTAGTTTGAACAAAGTCATCTACCTGCGCGAGAGTCAACGGCGCGATGATAAATTCCGCGCCGTCCATATTTATTTTCTTTGTACGAGGCAAGGGGCACCCTCTCTTTCTCTGATTAGAAGTCAGCGTAAATCTTTCCAAGGATTCCGGCCGCGTTCACGTTGCATGTCCAGTCGATATCCATGATCCAATAGTCTTCTTGCTTTGTCGGAAGAGAAATCTTTCCGAGCACACAAGAGAACATTTCAATTGCGAACAACTCATTGCGGAAACCGTTGTACAGAATCATCTGACAATAAGGCGCGTAGCCCATCAGTTGATTGTTAAGGGTGATCGTGGTTCCAGTAGTAACATCCGTCCACGTGTAAGAGATGAGCACAGATAGTTCTGTCTCAGCCGCAGCGAATGTATAGGTTCCACCCGTGTTTTTGTACTGACCGGGAAGCGGTGTTGCAGCAGGAAGCACCTTGATGAACTGTCTGCCAGTTGTGCCACCGATGACACCGTAGTCAGTGTTGAAGGTAGCAAGATTGGTCACTGGCACCGTGGAAATGACCGACCCAAAGACGTGAGATTCGTTGTAGACAAAGCGATTTACACCCGTACTTTGCGCCTGTCCAAAATAAATCTGATTGAGCATGCCTGGATCAAGTAGAGCTAATTTAGCTTTACCCGTAACCTTCAGCTTTCCACGGGCAGTTGAAACTGGCATCTGACTCTGTCCAAACAATTCTTTTATGTCTCCAGCAAAGTCGATTTGAGCATCCTGTAGAATCCCTACATTTTGCGGAGACGGATTAGCGGCAAGATTACCGGCGTTGGGAATTGCAGATAAAACCCCAGTACCGAATTGCACATTCATGCGTAATTCTCCTTAATGCGGCATTGCCGCTTATGTTATTTTCTTCGTTCCGCCCCGTGGAAGAACCGAAATTGGAATCCATAAAGCACAAGTCTCAAATAGAATGGGAGAATCAATTTCTGTCCGCCCATCTATCCAACAGTTTTCAACTAGACCACCCAGCGTCTGTGGAAGTATTGGCCCACGTGGAACCGAAGCAGTGCCGGAGTGCATCACACCCTCAATCGCGTCTAGCATATCGTCCATCATAGATTCAATCGGTGTATCTTCCGGAGTACTATCTGCTCTAAGCACCACGAGAAGAACATAACGAAAATGATTCTTCGTCAGTCCAAATGTTGCTTGAGTAGTATCTTCATTCACTTTCGCAAGAAACATTGCAGGAAGTTCAAAACCAGTCAAGTCATCCGGAACCCTCAAACGAGGATCGGCAGTCCCCCAATTCCATGAGGTTTTGATGAGAGCGAACAACGCGCTCGAAATTTGACTTCTCTTGACTGATGCAGTCGGCATATATATTTACCTGACTAACGCAACTCTGTCTTTCTCTTTCGCTTTTCCCTCTACCTTAAGTGGAAGTTTCTTGATCACTATCAACAAGAGAGAACCAAACTGAGAAACATGCTCAATCACAAAATCATCGCTTTCTTCTTCAACCCATTTTTTGAAATCACGAACCGTGGAAAAATAGATAACAGTACGTGTCGGTTCACTCATGTTTACTCCATTTCTTGAGCAACAACTTGTCTAAATCTTTCTGCAATGTAGCTACTTCTTTCCGCGAGACTAGATCGCATATAAGACCGCATTGCGAGTGGTGGATGGTTGACACTCTTTACTACTACACCACCTAAGCTAGCAAATCTCTCTCTACTAAGTCCCCTCAACCGTCCACCCGCCTTTCCTATGTTACGTAAAACCGTTCTAACCGTAGAGCGATCTAGCGAAACAGAAGTGAAAGTCGTGGGGAAAAAAGCAAGTGCGCGTTTATTTTTTGGCCTGATGGTATACCAACCTCTTCCACCGTACTCTTGGACTCCTGCATAGGCAAGGCCACCACCTGCTTCAACTCCACCAGTAATCACATCAGCAGAGTTAGTAACCGGAAGTCGCTTAACGGAACGAGCAAGCGAACCAGACCTTCTAACTAGAACTTGGCCGGATAATTTCTCCGTAACTATGTAGGCCGCAAGTCTATCCGTCTCAGTCGCCATAGTCTCTTCTACTCTTGCAGTCACCCTGAGTAAACGCGCACGAAGTCTCGCGATAACTTCCTCGGAATTCGAACTGAAAGTAAGCGTTATCAAATCGGTATAATCGTTTTGTAGTTGTTAAGGATCGCTTCAACTACTGGTTCGCATTCATAATCCTGATAAGAAGTGGTTCCCGCGCCACCTGCCATTGTCTTGCTTTTCAAACCTATCCAGTCACGACGCTTATAGGTAAGTGCGACTTGAATTACACATGCTCGCTCAATGTCTGGTGGCGTATTCTTATAGCCTGCCGTGTAGACTATATTAATATTTTGAACACCTTCATCAAATCCACCAGAACCATAGCCTACACCGGGGCCACCACGCATAATAAGCGCGTCTTTTGCGCTGTTGATCATGACTCCAGTATCACTATAGTTCGGAGCAAGTGGAATCGACCTACCGCTAACGTTCAACGATATGACGCTTTGAATTGGATTGTTGCGTAGAAACATTAGACCATGACCCGTACCGTCATACCACTCATTGAATTCAACGGGTTCATTGAATGGGTTCACCTCTGGTACGTCACCATCTGCGCCCAGACCGACCTTCCACATAAAAATCCAACTCCACATCACTATGCAAGCTTGGATATTATCGTCGTCAGTAGACGCCGCGGGTGCCTTACCCGTACCCGACAACCAACTTTTGACCGCATCGACAGTAGTTAATTCAATTCCCATAATTAACCTGCTAACGCCTCTATGTCGTAGAAGTCACGAACATGATTTTTGAGTTCTTCGGAATCACTAATAACTCTCTTTACGTATTCGTAGCGTTCTTCGAGAAGACCTACGGGACGAATGCTCTTTCTACGATGGTATCCGTACCAGCCGACATGTTGCGCATGAGCTGTTATGGGATAGACTGAGAAGCACCTGTTGAGTCCCATCACCCGAAGTATCAATCCATCCTGCTCACAGTACTCATTGTCGAAACCGAATCCAAATAGATGGCGACGAATGTAGTACTCCATGTGAGAAAAGTAATCAGGAATCGCGTGCCTAATAATATGACTAAGAATTCCACGCTCAAAACAAACTCCCCAAGAAGCGTAATCCATATAGTTTTTGTAGTAACCGTTTTCAACGTCTGCGTTTGGTGCCGAGTGACGCTGGTTCATCGTCCCGATAGAACAAAAGCAATCCGGGAACAACTTCTGAATGTAATAATGCCACTCAAAAAAGTCCTTTGAAACCATGATGTCATCCTCAACCATGAAGACGTATTTTGCATCAGTTTCATAAGCTTCCCGGTAGGCAGTCAGAACGTTGTAGCTGTTACCACTGTAGTTGTGAGTTGGGCGAATGATTATGTCAATCTGCAAAGTAGGAAACTTCGCGACTACAGTCGCAATGTCCTGTATTGGTGACTGGAAACCTTCATGAGAATCTACGCAAACCCGAATATCTAACTTTGCCGCATCCGGACAACGAGCAATACGCTCAAGACAAATCCAGAGCATTTCCGGACGACTGTATGTCGGAATAATCAGAATGTCTTTTTGATCGCTCATAACTTCTCCAAAGTGTAACGAAGATCGTTAAATTCCCGTCTCACTTCTAGTTGCTTCCACCACTTGGAATAGTTCTCTCCAAAGTAGTAGCGACCAAAGTCCTGCCATACCGTCCCGGACTCTGGCCCCGGGCACCAGTAAAGAAAACTCTCCGGATGGAAAACCCGATAATGAGTAGGATCACGGTACGAGTAATGATTGTCCCAAGCAGGAAGCCTCATGTTGAGAATCCCACCCTGTCTTAGTAGTCGATGACACTCATCTAGCCATACCTGTACATCCATCTTCAAATGCTCAAACACATCTGTCGCAAGTATCTCATCAAGTGAACCGTCTTCTAAGGGCCACGGAATCTGCTGTAAGTCCCACGCGACATCCACAAAATAATCATGCTTCCACTTGTCGTGGTGAGTGTAACCTTCAGTCGGTTTGTTTCCACAACCTAGTTCAAGTTTCATTGCTTCACCACTATCGCGGTGTTTCTCCAATCAGCATTCTTCTCTTTGATCAGTCTCGCGTCAGAGTTATCTCGCAAAAAATCCGTAAAGACTTTATTGAGCTGCGGAAATACATGATGACCAACGTCATCAAATACCAGACACCCACCACGTTTCAACAAACGCCAAGAGTTAGTTAAGTCGGCATTCGCGCCCTCTGCACTATGATCACCGTCTACCGTAATCAAGTCGAACTCTTCGCTTAAGATAGGAACTAGAACTTTTGAGTCGCCATCTAAAAAAGTTACATGAGCATCAAACAAATCTAATACCGGAATTATATGCTCGTGATTCGACAATCCGTGGTCACAGTACTTTGGATTCCAGATGTCACACAAAACGATTCTAACCAAAGAAGCATTCACTAGAACCGTTCTCAGAGAACCACCACCATCTACACCAATTTCGAGGTAACTCTTCGGCCTGATCGATTTACACGCGAAGCACAGGGCATCGTGAAGGTCTTGCCCCGGAATCCCCGACCATTCCCAAACCAGTTCCATCAAGCAACCCCTGCCATCACATCAAGATTCTTTTCGAATACTTCCCTGTCCAAACGAAATTGTTCACGAGCACGTTCCCGAAACAACTCTATCTGCATATCAGTCATATTGAGTGCTATTGAAACTCCGTCCATTATCGCGTCCGGTGACACGTAGTGAAGACTCGCGGAGTTATATGGTTTAGTTCGATCATAAGGAACCATGATTGCAGCCGAGCACTCATTCATAGGAGGCGCATCGGTAGTGATTACTATCGCGCCAACCCCTAAACCTTCATGAAGCACATGACCGTAACCTTCATAGGCAGATGGCATGATATGAAACAAATGACTATTCATCAAAGGCACCATTTCTTCATCGGTGACTCTTTGTATCCAAGTAACGTTTTTCTGCTTAGGGCGATAATACTCAGATACTACAGTTAGCTGTGAATCGATATTTCGCCACGCTCTCAGTATAGAATCAGTGTTTTTGAACTGAGATTTCCCCGCAACATGAAGAAACTTTCTCTCCCGTTCAATTTCCGGAACGTAAAAGTCTAATGCCTTCCAACCGAGATAGTCGATACTGAATCTCGTTTTTGATTGGTTCTGCCAATCCACACGTCTCTTCTCTCTAAAAATTTCAGCACAATCTTTAGTCTTTGCGAATACCTTGTCTATCTCTGGAAGAAGATTATCGAAGTACCACCACTCAGCATTAGGTATCACCCATTGTTCACGCGCACACTTGAATAGTTGTGGTGCGACTAGCTCAACAAAGATGTTGAAGTCTACTTCCGGACACTCAATATCATTCCACATGACCTTGGAGACTTCCACGCCGCGAGACGATAGCTCTCTACCGAGCATTTCACAGTCTCTCTGTAGTCCAACACCGTTGCTCAAATTGGATATGATGTTAACCCGCACTTGTTGCCTTCGCCTCAAGAAATTCAACCGGAAGTTCTTCCAAAGGAAGTGTCTGCCACCAGTTACCATCCGTAAGTCTGTACTCGCTCGTATTGTTCCCATGAACACGAGCAACCATCGTCTTCTCTCCGTCCACACTGTGAATCTGATTATTAATCCGCGCCTTAACTACAAAGGCATTATCCTCGCCTATATTCTTACATTCGAAGTTGTGCTGTTCCCAAAACTCACGGGTATAGCAAAGACTAGAACCACATGAGTACTCAGTGCTGGGATGAGTGTACTTGTAGAGTTGTTTTTCTCTTGAATCAAAAAATAATAGCGAATAAAAACCAACTACACTTTTCCCAGAAGAATTCATCGTTTTGACTTGCTTAGTAATACGATCACTGGCTGACCAATCATCGTCATCGAAGTGAATGAATACCGAACCTTTGCCAAGTCGGTTCGCGATATTACGCTTTGCACCTATTGACTGCCTAGTAGGATAAAACTCAGACATGACAGGACGGTAATAGGTCACTCCCGGTACACCTTCACACAAGTCTTTGACTATGTCGTAGCCGTCATCGACAACTATCAATTCCTTTTCCTGCCAGTCCTGTTTTTGATAGCACTTCAGCGCGGAGACTAAAAAGTCACGTCTGTCCGCCGTCGGCATTATGCAAGTGACTAACATAAGAATTAAGAGATGCTTCCGGAGAAGCATCTCTCACAGCCGGCCTTTTTCATGCAACCGTAATCAACTGAAATGGAGCAGTTGATTGTGGGTTGTCTGGATCAGCAGTGGTAAGGGTGACATCATGACGTGCCATACCTTGCCCTGCGTATTTCAGTATGTTGACTTCGGGAACGGCAACTTTCACCTCAGTGTCCGTCCAAGCTGGCGTGCTCTGGACAGGACTTTGCTCAGTGTCTTCATCCATCACCACGCTCGCCGCAAATCCGCCAACCGTAACCGAACCAATATCGGTGCCGAAGTTTGTTCCGGTGATAGTAATGGTATCTCCCACCTTTGCAACTTCGGGATCAATTGTTTCAATGGTAGGCGCAGTGGACGACGCTTTTTCAGTAGCGGACGAAGACGACACTGACACCCGTTTTGCTGGCTTCAGCGGGGTTGGCGGTGGCGTCTTGTGTTCAGTTGAAGTTTTGTGCTCTTGATCAGTCATTTGAAAAATCCTTTCGAGATATGGTTATAACCATCTCTAATCCTCATTGGCACTAATAGCACCAATGAGGAAAAGAGTTAAACGAACTACGGATTCACTACGTTCGCGGCGCCTGTTATCACGGCAATCCCGAATGGGATGTAGTGTTGAAGCGTCTCGAAGCAGTAAGTTCCAAGTTCATGCTGCAATTTTCTGTAGGGCCACTTAATCGAGAAGTGATCTTCCAGTGACATGATCTGCCGTACAGTCGGAATAGTTCCGCCCGCGGCAGGATACGGGTTGTTAATCAGGTCAAAGTAGATGCAACCTTGGGGCATCCACGGGTGAGTAAGAACGGGAAGAACCTTGGGCGCGCCCGTGTTTGAATACTTGGAACGGTATTCAACCAGTTTGGTGCCACCGGACAAAGTTCCATCTGAATTGCGATCAAACACGATTCTTTGCGCAAGGGAGTGCCCAGTACTTGACTGAACAATGGCGCGGGAAATCGCGGAAATCAAATTACCACCGACATAGATTTTGTCGAAGGTCAACTTGTAGTTAAGCCAGAAGAAGTCCATGACATCTTCAAACTCTTTGATCGTCCCGTCGCCGTTCGCAGTGAAGCCGGCCCCGGCCAAGTCCTTCCAATAAGAAGGTTGCGACGCATTCGCGTTGCTGAATCCCCACGTCATCAAGCCATCAAAGTCAAGAGTGTTGTAGGAATTGTCGGTTGACAGTCCTTTGGTGGTGACTGCATCAGTCGCGTTTGCTTTTTGGTTTGTTCCCGGAGGCGCCCCTGAAATGACTACGGTTGAGGTTGACGAAAGTCCCCAGAACACAGCATTTGATGTCACAGGAGTCGTTGCATCAGTCGTGTCAACAAACCACGCGTAGGCAACGGCGCCAGCAATTGGATTCACCGTGAACTGAACGGACTGTTTACTTGTGCCTGAGCTTGACGCGACAACTGCTGACGCGGCGGAAACTACTGACGTGCCACCGTTGATATCGTCAGTCGAAGAATCCGCGTTAACACGGCGGAATGGAAGCTTCACCCCGGTTGGAGTCGCGAGATACTGACCCCACGCGGTCAATGCGACACAAAACGCCGAAACATTCACCGCATTTGGAAATCCGGTGCCACCTTTTGCATCAACCACCGTGGTCACACCGAGCGCGACTGGTGCGGAAACCGTTCCCAAAACGAATCCATAGGTTCCGCCCACTCCGGGAGTACCGGAGTTGCCAAAGAGAATCATTCTCTCTTCGCCCATGAGTAACGCGTTCAACTGGGAAAGTTGCGCGAGTGATACGTTGTCATCGAACCCCAAACCAGTTGCTTGCGCTTGGAAAGATACCTCAACATCCTTGCCCAAGAACTTGTAAGGCGCGTAGTAGTCTTTCTCAGTGAAGTTGAGATAGGCGTTGCGGTTTCCTTCTGACACGGCAGGATAGCCACCAGCATCGATACCAGTGATTGCTTTCCAGTTAATTCCCAGACCGCCAACCCGTTGCCCATTGAACATCGGGTTTTTGCGAGGGATAGAAGCAAGGAGCGGATAGAACACCGGATAGATGTTCTTCGCTTGTGCTTCCAAGTTGTAGAAGTTAAGGCCTGTGCCAGTAGAGATGCCCGTGGTTGTAGCATCCTTTCTGAGACCTTTGATTAATTCCAATATAGATGGGTTAATCATTTCTCTTGCTCCTATTGTATCGGCTCGTCAGACTCAAGCTATAACTAGCTTTCTGACCCGATTTTTGTTACAGTTCAACTTGACGGGACGGTCTAGTTTCGAACCGTCCCGCGCAATTGAATCAGTGCAGCTTTGACATTGGCTCAATCAATGTAACGGGAAGCTCCTGTGATTTTGTCCCGCGCATAAGCTTGAGCGCCTCTTCCTGATCACCACCAACCGCCTTTGCGATATCGACTGGCCCAGAGTTTACGGGCGGTTTGACATCAGTCGCGTCATTCACTTTCGTCACCGCGCCACCCCCGCCTGCACGAACAACAGGACGAACATCTGAGCGATCACCAACGCCAGTCCCGTTCCCGTTTCCGCTCATGGCTTTTTCCACTGTGCCATTGCCACCGGAGTTTCCGCCCTGATTGCCGGCGTCATCGTTTCCCGCAAGTGCTTTGACAAACTCTTCCATGAAAGAAGTCATCGAAGAATCCACTGCTTTCTGGATCATCTGCTGAACGTCTTCCGCCTTCAAAACTTTCTCGGCATCGTTCTTCTTTCCGTTCCCATTGCCACCGTTGCCACCGTTACCGCCGTTCTCGCCAGTCGTTTCACCTTTACCGCTGGTCGCAGTCGCGCCAGAACCCTTGCTCGAACCCGCAGCTTTGTTCGCGCCGAAGTCCTGAAGGTTCTTCGTCCCTTCGGCTTCAAGATCGATGGACTTCAATTCTCCACTTTCATCACCGAGAATTTTGTGAACATTCCCGATTGCTGCGCTCATGTCATCTGCATGTGCCTTGTGAAGGGCATTAATTTTTGACATGTGCCCATTGTGAAGATCATTTGCTTTCTGGTAAAAATCCGCAACCGCCTTTGTCATACGCGCCAATTGGGTGGCTGCCGACTTCGTTTTCTCTAAGTAATTCATTTCGGACGTTACCTTTCCCCGCCAACTGGCGGTTGGGTTTTGTTTGGGTTAAGGTTGATAAGAGTTCGTTGCAGCGAGATACAAACCCTCACTGGGTTGCGATGCTTTGTACAAACTTTCTACAAGCTTCTCACAGTCATCTCCGTAAGGCGCCTTCCCGTCAGTCGCTTCATCGAAAACATCGTCAGTACCGTTCTTCTGTGACGCCTTGTAAATGGTAATATCCTTTTCAAACTCTGCCTTCTCAAGCTCGTTAGCTTGAATTACTTGCTTCTCAAGATCGGTGAGTTCTGACGCACAGAACAACCCGACTGGACTACAGCTTGAGCTACAGTTAGGGTAACAAGAAGACGTACACTCATCGGGCGCCTTGTCAGTTTTTGTTTGCGCGAGTAGTTCATCGACTTCTTCCTTCGCCATTGACAGGAAGGTTTCAGCCATGCTTTCGATGTCAGATTGAAGATCAGCAGGAAGAGTAGACGCGGTGTCTTCTTCATACGTCTGCTCATTTTGAACTGACCATTTCAACCACGCCATTTGAAGAATCAAAGACGCGAGGCGGGCGACTTCGTTCAACCCTTTCCTGAGTCCACCAGTAGTCGCGTCAACCGTCTTCCAAGTATCAGGGATAGCATCAGTCGCGCCCAAATCCTTCGCTCTACGTTTGATGTGCTGTTTGACTTTGTCCGGATTCTTCGCTCTACCTATTGCTTGAATCGCGTTGTGTAGGTCACTGGTATTCGCGATTGGATAGGAACCGTCAGCCATTGCGTGACCTTTGTCCGCCAGTTTTTCCCGTTCCTTGTCGGACACATCCCGCTTTGTCAGTTCATCGAGCGTAGTCTTGACTTCATCTTTCGACTTGCCCAGTCTCTTTCCCAGTGAAGTACGCAAGATGTCCATCACCTGCTCGTTTACCTTGTCCACATGGATGCCGACTGCAACCGCCCGAGTAAGAAGATTGTTCCACGCGGTTTCTTTCCCCTCATCATTTTCGAACTTGATTTTGTTGAAGGTTGCAAGTTCTTTTTTGACCATAGCGCGCTCTGCGAGTTTTGCGACCAATGGATCAACCTTCGCGACTTTCTTCGCTTTGCCTAGGCAGTGGTCATCGTCACAACCGGGACAATCTTCACAGTCATCGTTCTGACAGGACTCACAGTCACACTCACAACCATTCTTGTTGCCGTCTTCTTTCTTGAGTTCTTCGGTTGGCACAACTTTTTTGTTTAACGCCGCGAGCACCAACCGTCCAATTTCAAGGTGATGAGTCTTCAACATATCCCGAACTTCTGCCTTGGTGAAAACTGGTTCAATAGTTTTCGTCGCGAGTCCTTCCATGACTTTGTGCGCTTCATACCCTTCGTCATTCATCCAATTCGCGAGTGCCCACGGGTTGTCAATCTCCGGATGATCTTTCATGGCTTCAACTGTGCCTTCCCAGCCTTCGGGTGACTTCTTTTCGACGGATGGTTTGTAGCCATCGTCAACCGCGTCTCTGTATTTCTTGATGACAGCGGGAAGTCCTGTCCACTCTTTGGATTGCTTTTCAACTTTTTGTTCAACCGACTTGAACTTACGAAGCTCAACCGTTCCATCGGTTTTGACGAATTCAAAGTGAGCATCCGGATTGCAAGGGTTGTCAACAAGAGAAACTTCTGACGGTTTCGCGGTGTAACGTTTGAATTCTCCGTCAGTGATTATCCCACCCATGTACTCGCCACCGTGGGAAAAGCCGGTGTAAACACCTTGAAGACATTTCTGCCACGCGGGTTCATCCACAACCTTTGCAGTACAGTAGATGACTTTAGCTTGATCATCATAGAGCAAGTTAGTCAACTTGCCTACTGCGATTAGTTTGTGCATCTCGCGAAGGTTACCGAGTGAGTTTCCACTTGTCGCCTTCGCGAATTCCTGTGACCACGCTTGATAGTATGGTTTAGACTTCGCGTAGTCGCAAATCTCGCCCGTCTTATCCGGTGTTTCAGAGGTAACGATTCCAGATACCTCACGCAACGCGGAATCAATTTTTGTGATCGGTACGATCTTCCGAAATGATCCCATTGAAATTGGAGTTCTTGCTGCCTTTTCCATAGTATCCTCACCATTCATTGTTCCAACCAACCGGATAGCCGGTATTCCTGCCTATTTGAACCGCCCTATCGTCTTCCAGCGAAATCATCCACGGGTCTTTCTCGTTCGTGATAGGTAGTACTTCACCAAAAATCTCCAAACAAAAGGCGGAGATGACAGAATAGCCTATCATCACCGCCTTTAGTCTTTCCTCAGAACCATCATTCCAGACTCGGCCAGTGAAGATTTTGACTATCTGTCCATCAGCTAGTCTTTGTCTCACCCTATAAATGGTAGGCCATATAGGCTCACCAATATAGCTTGGATCATCACGAATGTCTTTATCCGGAATCGTTACTAGAGTACCATCAAAATCGATTCCGTACCATCCTTCTTGGGCGGTCATAAAAGATTTTTTCTTTCTAATTATCCGTGTTCTTTCTTACTCCTACCGTAACTAGGTCTTCCCAGTGTCCATTTGCACCACCCGGAGTAACTATGTCACTAACTCTGACATAGGTTCCCGGATTAGGAACTGAGGTGCTTTCAATTGGAGTGGAGTACCAACCTGCGCCTAAGACACTGTCAGGACTAAGCTCTAAATCGCTAAGATTATCCAGTACTTCTCCCGGTTGCGAATCAGGATGTGCCCTGCTACGATTTTTATAGTAGCTAACCGTTACAGTAGCATCAAGAATAGGATTCCCTGTAACTAAGTCAGTAACCTTGACTGCAACTTTATTATCGTTATCCCAGTAAAGCACTTTAGTTACCTCATGTCTCCACCGTGTCTTGTTCTAACAAGGCAGCTTCTTCAACATTGACACTGGCACTCAATTGTATATCTAGCGAAACTACCTGCTGGAGTAAGATATCCATTGGCTCCATCGTCATGCTCGGTGGTTCGATAAGCAAATCCATTCTCAGTGTATTGAAATCAAGGAATAGAGCATCAAGAAGAATCTTCGGAACAACTGGTACAGTTCCGCCCCACGGGGTTAAACCCCATTCCTCAACACCCCAGCCCGTATCAGGCTGTGTTCCACCCCACGAAGAAGAATTCCACGGTGCTGATCCCCAAGGTGTCATGAAATCAACTCAAATCCAAATTGCTCAGAGCGTTGTTTCAGTAGTTCCCTGTCTCGTTTAACCGACTCTTCGTTCCACGCGACCTTGTACACTTCATCCATTTGCCCGTCACCGTTGTGAAGAGGATGATCATGATGTAGAATCGCGTCTTTGCACCAGAAGTATTTTCCTAGTTTCTTTGCGCGCCCAGTCAGTTCGTTGTCACAACCGACATGGTTGTAACCCGTGTGGAAAAACTCCCCGCCTATCAACGGAAGTAGCTTTTTACCAGCCAGCCAGTGAGTCGCGAGTTTGTCACCCCAGACACCGTCATTCAAACCTATCAGACCATCAAGATTCGGGAAGTTCTCGAGCATTGAATCAACCGCGTGACGAAGGAAATCTTTTTGGGGAATTACATCGTCGCCCAAGAACAATATCAGTTCCCCATTAGCTTGCTCTACACCCTGCGCAACCATCACCGGACAACCCTTACGATCTTCAAGAGAATCCTGCATAGAGATTACTTCGTAGTTAGAATAGCCAACAGTTTCCGGTAACATGGTCAGCAGTCTAAGCCATTTCTCTTTTCTTTGTGGTTGGACGGTTGGAATTACGATTGAAACTTTTGGTTCTTGTGTATGCAGTTTAACTCGAACCGGAACCTTTGGCGCTATACTCAACCCGTATAGTTTGTGTAGCACATCCTTGTCTGCTTGGTTTGTTCTACTTTGATACATGAAAATTGGATCAAAGCTACTACCTGCGTCGATGTAGGTTCCGGATGGATCGCCCTTCGCGAGTTCTGCAATCCATACCTTTGCCGCGAGTCCCGCACAGAAAATGAAAATCTTTCCTTCACACGAGTGTTTAAGCACTTCTGGCAGGATTCTTCTATGATCTTCGAACGCTTCAGTCGGACTTATACCTACATAATTTTTGATCTGTAGCAAGTCCATGACACCGGAGCGTAAATCACTGGGGCCGACAAACACTTTCTTGTCTGGCGGGTAGTCCTTTACCGCCATCCAAAACTCTTTGACCTTCTCAAGATTGGAGTCAGTCCGATGAAGAAGCGTGTTGTATTCTTTTTGATTGTCAAAGTCTACAACATAGGCACGACCTTGAAGATAACGATATGCCTCCCGTAGCTTTTCTGCGAGTTCCACTGAGTAGGACTGGCCATCACAGTTTTTTCCCACGTCACCCCTCATGCACGCCATCTCACCATCACCACGCTTGACAAACGTAAAGGGAATTCTATTCCGAATCCTGCGAGTCAAGTCTTCGATAGTTACCGGAATCGGATTGAGCTTTTTGATCCAGATGGAATCAACAACTTCCACCTCACCAAGTTCATCCTTAACCGCATTCATTACTTCCGGCCACGTTGTAGTGTAGTCATGACCACAAAGAAGTTTCTTCGCCTTCGGTTTCCACAACTGGATATCGCGACGAACGGCGTCATAAGAGTGCTCCGCGTCAATGAATACCATGTCGAATGCACCATCAGGATAGTCGCCTGCTGCGAATTCCATGTTTCTCACATTGACTTTCAGGTTCCGAAACGGTGCCATGTTCTTAAGGAAGTTACCGTACACATCGATATGTTTTGCTGCTTCCTTCGTCAAGTCCCGTACATCAGCAGAACCCTGAAAGTGATCGATTGCAGTCACTAGACCGTGAGGACACCCGGAACACAAAGCGTGGGTAGACTTTCCCTGCCAACTTCCCAGTTCTACAATTGACTGCATGGTAGATGCCGTCTTGTATAGCCATAAAAGCTCAGGGTAGGTCATCCAACCTTCGATTGAAGGATCAGCGTAGGGAAAATAAAATTGTGTGTCACGATGAAAATCCGGATTGAATGGTTCGAATTCAAGGGCTTTCATTAGATGCTCCTGCGCCTTGTCTATCTTACCCATCCAACCGTTTGCCCAGTAAAGTAAAGCGTGGGGTTCTGAGGTATAGTGACGGTGATCATTTGCGTAATATCCGTTCCAAGGTATCTCCAAAGATGCGGCAGCATAGCAGGCAGTAGCTTGATAGTTTTGGTTGTGTTTGTAGAAGTTGGCAAGTCGTAGTAAGGATTCTCTACGATTGCAATCGACATAGAACGCCTTGTTATAGACCTCAACCTGTTTTTCCGGTTGGTTAAGAATTCCATAAGCATCTCCCATAAAAATTAGACTCTGAGCACGTTCTGCGTCCCAACGGTTCATGGCTACATGACGAGTAAACTCGTGAATAGCGGACTTCGGATGACCTGTCCACAATAGCTCACGGCCTAAATAATGACTTTGGCGATCCTCATCCGGATTCATGAAGGCATCATAGGCGAGTCCCACAAGATACCGTGAGCGATGATTACGGTTAGGTTCCTGCCAGTGTTCTAGGTAGAGAACGGTTTCCGGTAGCATAGACCGTGTCGCATACAGTGAAGCCTCACGAGGGGACAGAACCTCATGAACTACATTTCTCCACTGCAACAATCTCCGGTCATAGAACTTGCTTTGAATGAACTTCAATGCGGGATTACCGTACTGATCATGACTGAAGCAGAAGTTATACTCGAACTGTCCGACACCATTTTGAATCAGACTATTAATGGCATCGATATCTAATGTAGTAAACTGCTCATCACAATCCGCGAAAGACACATGATCGGATGTCGCGCATGACGCGGCATAGTTACGTGACGCGGAAAAGTTGAATAGCTTATCCCCCGGATTCACTATCGGGGACTCACCGCCCACCACAAACTTATGGTTTATTTTTTGCGCGAGACTGGTGTTGATGGTAGTAACGAATTTTTCACCTGCCTCAAACACAACACAACCGAGTGAACGCGCAACATCTGTAGTTCCATCGGTTGACCCGGTATCAACAAGGACAATCTCACCCTGCCTAGACTGGAAATCCCTGAGTGAAGAAACCAGTCTAGGCAGAGTATTCGCTTCGTTCTTCGCGATCAGCACTATACTAAAAAGGGGCTTCAATTGAACCTCACTTAGTTGCCAAACTTTATCATCTCTCCACCATTCACGGTGAATGAGTTATTACCAGAGGCAGTAGCGAAGGTGCCTATGAGCGTAATTGTTTGTGAAGCAGAAAAATCAACTGCCTTGGTAACAACCTGATTGACATCGATTTTTGGCGTACTGGTTGCTTGACCAAGTTTCAGATTGCCAGAGACCGAACAAACGCCTTTAGTCCCGGTTGTACGCCGAATGATAGTAAACTCAACTTCAAACGGATAGTCAGTCGATTGAGATGGCACAGTCTGACTCGCGAAGCTGAGTAACGTCACGACATTCTTCACTGCTAGTCTAATCTGAAACGATGTTGAAACCCCGATACGAACCGTTCCAAACGCATGAATCTTCAAACCCCTGCCAATCGCGTCTAAGTATCCCGCAGACATAGCTGGCCCAGTATACAAGTACTGATCTTTAGTGGTTGACGCGGAAGCAGTCGTGGTATCAACTTTCACATCCAAGACTGCCTTGCTAGAATCGGGCGGTTCGGGAGTTGGTTCTGGGGGTTCGGGAGTTGGGTCGGGGGGCTGAGAACCACCGCTGAGAGTAACATTCTCAAACGTTTCTGGTGCCATCTTATTCTCCAAACTAGGCATGCCCTGAACTTCAACATACAACGTATAGCTACCAGCTACTGGTGCCGAGACTTTACTCAAATCAAACTGCTTCGTATCTCCGGGCATGACTGTAGCGAGAAGGTAAGCGGTTTCACCGTCAGTAGTTCCCCACAAGTTATACTGGCGAACTGTGTTTTCATTTCCGGTGACTGTAAAACTCAATAGGTTACCAGACAAACTTGCCTTTATTCCAAGTTTTGTTCTGACACCACCTTGGACGGCGGAACCTTCTTCAAAGTCATCAAGTATGATGGTAGCAAGAAAATCAATCCGCCCACCACCCTTGACATAGTCTGCATTCGCCTTCCAAGTATCCAGCCACGTCTGTCCGCCATTTTGACTGATATACTTTCCTAGCGACCACCCGGTGCTACCTGTTAGTGTTCCGTTGAATCCCGGCCAACAAGACGTGACGTGAATTAGATCGGGATGAGAATTGCACGCGGGAAAGAAACTCTTCGTCAAGTAGTCAATACCGGATGGACTCGCGGAGCTATCCGCGTTTGAATCTAGCCATGAAAGACTACCGTCGCTCCTCGCTATGTTGAATCCATTTGCCTGATATTGAATCAAGAGAGGATTGGAGTGTGATTTAACCGCGTCACTCACTTTCGTCCAATTTACATTATTACCCGCAACTGAAGCTACGTTCCAAAGTAAGAGCATAGGGCGGGAGTCACCTTTAAACGTGCAGTGCTCATACTTCGGACTCGAAGCATAACGATCCATCACATGGTTTATCGCGTTGATGATATCAGATTGCATCGTAGAAGGTGTACTACCTTGGTTGCCGAAGTACTGCTGATCAATCATGATCATGAAATTCAAACCCAGATTCTCACACTCAGTCACCCATAGATCAACTGTTGCATCGTTTGTGCACGTAGTCTTTGTCGGGTGATACCAATCTGGAATGAGAATGTCATAACCACGGTCAATCATATCTTGCACGATGGTTTTGATTGTAGCCGGGTCGGTGTCATTCACCCCAATATCAGGATGATTCGAACGTCCCCACCACAACATCGAATGCATCGCAATACGACCTGTCCAGTTTGCAGGCATCAGATTCCTGACAGACTCTTTACTGATAGTCATCGGAGCGGCTGCGTTCTCAGAGTCATCAAACCAGTTTGAATCAACTGATAACCAATTCCCATCGTGGTTGGTTTTGCCAGTGAATAGGTCTGGATAGTTCGCCTTGTTGTAGTCAGGAGAAGATGTCACGTTGTGTGCTGTAAAGGACTCTACGGTTCTAGTTTTAAACGCCATAATAAACCTACTTCCCGTTCGGAATTCTCCTAGTTATTCACTACCTCTATGATTGCTTCACTAGCGGTAATTGTATTTGAAGCATTACCAGTTTTAATAGAAAATGATAAGATGCCATTCGCTATTGTCGTGTCGAAGGCACTCATCGCTGGTTGAATAATCTGAATTGGGACAACGGATATACCAGTCAAAGCTGTACCGACTGCTGCGCCGCTTGTATTGAACAATATGGCTATCGCCATTCCTGTGCCAGCAGCACCAACGCTTCTAACAGTGAACATGATTTGGATAGCCCAAGCTATGTTAGTTCCTGTTGTAGCTTGAGCGGCGAATGTAAAAGCACATATCGATGCATCTGCTGTCGTACCAGCAGTTCCCCAACGCATTGTAAACACTGGCGCGGAAGCATTACCACCAGTAGCAACACCCAACATATGACACTGAAAAACAGTACCTGCAACTAATCTATTTGCAGCAAGTGCAGCAGTTTTTACTGCAATTGTTTCCGTTTGACTGATTGCAGCTGTCGCAGAAAGTAGTGCAGCTCCGCCCGTACCAACACCAGCACCAGTGTAACCAGTCGCGCCTGTAGATGAGGCTGATCCTGCTACACCAGTATAACCAGTGTAACCAGTCGTACCTTGAGTTCCGGCAGGGCCAGTATATCCAGTCGGGCCAGTTACTGTACTTGGTGTTCCAGCAGACCCAGTGTAACCAGTTGGCCCGGTTACGGTAGATGAAGCTCCAGTGTATCCGGTGTAACCCGTATAACCAGTCGCACCTGCTTGAGCCATCAAAGCCCAGAACGAAGTATTGGTCGGAAGATTTCCAGTAGACGGAGCAATACAAACGTAGCTTGAATTCTGGTAGCTAACTACATCATTGACTCCATACGTGGTGCCTGCATTGTAAGCACCTCTCCAAGTTAAAATCGGAATTGGAGTACTTGGCGCGACTACACCAGAACGAGTTGCGACAAGGTTAATACTTACATCTGCCATCGTGGCATCTTGAGTAGCAGGTGCAAGAATTGTTAATCTATCACCCGGATTAGCAGTTACCACTAAACCACTGGAAGAAAATGTTTCTACCCCTGATGTATTGAATGTGCAAGTTCCAATTTGCACTCCATTCTTGTATATGGTGTAGACGGCAGTTGCAGTTGGATTAGTACCTACTGATGCCTGAGAAGTTGGAGTGTTGAAGTCAGCAGGAAATTGAGCAGGAGCAGCTACCGTACTAATACAAACTAGTTGACTGGCGGTAGGTTTTCCTGCAACAGCAGAAACAACATGCGTAAAATTATCAGTGCCTAATCCCGTATAACCAGTCGGGCCGGTATAGCCAGTGAAATTCCCTGCTCCAGTGTAACCAGTTGGCCCGGTGTAACCAGTATAACCAGTGAAGTTTCCTGCTCCAGTGTAACCTGTGTAGCCAGTCCTTCCGGTGTAACCAGTAGTACCAGTCGGGCCTATAAGTCCAGTGTAACCAGTTGGCCCGGTTACGGTAGAAGATGCTCCAGTGTAACCAGTTGGCCCAGTGACGGTAGAAGAAGCACCCGTGTAACCAGTGTATCCAGTGTATCCGGTAACGGTTGACGCAGCTCCCGCTGGCCCGGTATATCCCGTGTAACCAGTGAAGTTTCCTGCTCCAGTGTATCCAGTTGCACCTTGAGTTCCAACACTTCCGGTGTATCCGGTGTATCCAGTCGCTCCTACTACACCCTGAATTCCCTGAGCACCTGTATATCCGGTGTATCCGGTTGGGCCTTGAGTTCCAGCAGTACCTTGACTTCCGGTGTAACCTGTAAATCCAGTTGGCCCGGTTACTGTTGAAGCTGCGCCTACAGAACCCGTGTAACCAGTGTAGCCAGTAGTACCTTGAGTTCCGGCAGTTCCTTGGCTACCTGTATATCCGGTGTACCCGGTTGGGCCTTGACTTCCAACAGTACCTTGACTTCCGGTGTAACCTGTATAACCCGTGTAACCAGTAAAAGCACCCGTCCCAGTGTATCCGGTGTACCCAGTTGACCCCGTGGGGCCGGGATTCCCTGCGCTCCCCACAGAACCCTGAGCACCAGTGTATCCGGTGTATCCAGTGTAACCAGTCGAACCTTGAGTACCTTGAGTTCCGGTGTAACCAGTATAGCCAGTCGGCCCGGTAGAACCAATTCCAGCAATACCAGTGTATCCGGTGTAACCAGTTGAACCTTGAGTTCCGGGACTTCCGGTGTAACCTGTATAACCAGTTGAACCTTGAGTTCCCGGTGTTCCGGGAGTACCTTGTGCACCCGTGTATCCTGTATAACCTGTTACTCCTTGTGTGCCTTGAGTTCCGGTATATCCGGTGTAGCCAGTCGAACCAATAGTTCCAGCAGTGCCTTGACTACCAGTATACCCAGTGTAACCTGTAGCTCCCTGACTACCTACATTCCCAGTGTATCCGGTGTATCCTGTCGAACCTTGAGCACCAGTGTAACCAGTTGGGCCTGTAGTTGCAGAACCGGAACCCGCAGGCCCGGTGTAACCAGTAGGCCCGGTTGGGCCACCACCTGACGGCCCAGTAGGCCCAGTTGGGCCTGTAGATGACGCGGCACCCGCGCTTCCCGTATATCCGGTGTAACCAGTACTTCCAATCGCACCTTGAGTCCCGGTGTATCCGGTATATCCAGTTGCTCCGATAGTTCCAGCAGTACCTTGATTACCCTGAGCACCAGTATATCCAGTGTAACCTGTAGCTCCACTACCCGTATAACCAGTGTAACCTGTGGCTCCTTGTGTACCCGGAGTTCCGGTAGTTCCGGCAGTACCTTGACTTCCGGTGTAACCAGTCGGCCCAGTGTAACCTGTAGTTCCCTGTACTCCTGAAGCACCCGTGTAACCAGTCGGGCCAATGGTTCCTGCTGTTCCCGTGTAACCAGTTGGCCCTATGGTTCCTATACCAGTGTAACCAGTGTAACCAGTATACCCGGTGTATCCTGTCCCACCAACCCCCGGTGTACCTTGAGCACCAGTATAACCAGTTGGGCCTGTGAAGTTTCCTGCGCCAGTATAACCAGTGTATCCAGTCGTACCAGTCCCAGAAGCACCTGTATATCCAGTTGGGCCGATAGAACCCGGAGCACCACCCGATCCCGTATAACCAGTAGGCCCGGTGTAACCAGTCCTTCCGGTGTAACCAGTAGCACCCGTAGAAGATGCACTACCTGCGCCTCCAGTATACCCAGTGTATCCGGTGTATCCTGTAGCACCAGTGTATCCAGTCGCACCATTCCCACCACCACCAGTGCCGCCACCTTGATTATTTTCTGCAAAGGTATCGATCTTATCAAAGTTTTGGTTGACGGCCGAGTCCCAACCAACTTCACCGCGAAGAGGTTTATAGAGACTTAGAAACGGAGTTGTTGTACCAGATGCCATAAACCTCTTAGCTTGATATGTAGAATAAAATCGGTGATGGTGTTGCGACAACAGCTTGTTTGAATGCAGCTACAAACGCCATCACTTGATAGTCTGTAGTTGTTGGTGTAAAAGTACCAGTCGCAGCAATTCCAGTAGTGCTTGCATAAGCTAACATTTCTTCCATGTAGGCAAGTCCATCAGAAGTAGTAACGACTGAACTAAAACCGGAACCGGGCGTGAATGTTCTACCACCTTGTCTAACCTCTGATGCGAAACCCAAAACTAAATCGCCAGACTGGGCAAGAACAGCAGTAGCACTCGAAGTCCAGTTTGGTGAACCCGGATCAAAACCATTATCTAGACCTGTTGCTTTATCCAACGGAGATGCGAGAGTACCAGAGTATTCTGCCACGATTAGTTCTGCCTGATTAAATGTAAACGTTGCTACAATACTAGTCACACCAGCGGGTGACGCCGGAAGAAAGTAAACACCAGCCAGAAACGGCGTTGTTAAATTTTTTGCAATCGTTAAGCTGGTGCCTGAATTAGTTTTAACTGTAATTGCACCCGATGTTCCAAGAACAGTTAGATAAGCAACAATCAGACTATTTGCCTGCGAAGCAGTAATTGTTACAGTCAAGCTAGTTGCACCAGACGTAACTCCTGCCTTTTGTTGAACTCTAGTTGCCAAACCGTACTACCTCTCCACCATTCACGGTGTATATATTGCTTGCTGATGCAACACTAAATGTACCTAGAAGAATTGGCGTTTGTTGAACTGTCATGTCAACCGCATTACTTACAACTTGCTCAATATCAAACTTCGGTGTATTCGCTGTACCAGTCGCAGCCTGAGCAACCATCAATTTACCGACACAACCGAAAATACCTGTCGTACCAATTGAACGACGAATGATAGTAAATTCAACTTCCCAAGCATAACTGACTCCAGCAGTCGGAATCGTCTGAGCTGGAAACATAAGCAAGGTAGTAACACCTTGAATAGCTAACCTAATCTGGAAGGTTGTTGTAGAAGCTGCGAGATTAACTGTCCCGAAGGCGTGAATCTTCAAAAATCTTCCTGCAACGTCTAGGTATCCTGCTGGAATCACAATACTATACAAAGTTTGGTCACCAGTTGTATTTGCAGAAAGAGTTGAAGTCGTAATCTTTGCATCACGAACGTAAAGTGCTTGCGCGGAATCCAGTAGATCAGCATTTGTATCTAAACCCGCGTAACCGCTGGGTTGATTTTTGTTAGCAGTTAATTCTGCGCCCGTTGTACCACCTGAACCCGAAGGCCCAGTATATCCGGTGTATCCAGTCGCGCCTTGACTTCCAGAACTTCCGGGAGCACCTTGGGCACCAGTGTAACCAGTAGCACCAGTTGCTGTCGCAGCTCCCGCTGATCCTGTATACCCGGTGTACCCAGTCGCGCCACCCTGTGCCATAACATTCCAGAACGATACGTTCGTCGGAACGTTACCAGTCGATGGAGCAATACAAATGTAACTACCATTTTGATAGCTAACCGCGTCATTCACTCCATAGGTAGTACCACTAGCGTAAGCACCTCTCCAAGTTACAATTGGAATTGGACTACTCGGTGAGACAACCCCTGATCTTGTTGCAGCTAAAGTGATACTCACGTCTGATAGTGTGGTATCTTGAGTTGCGGGCGCAGTCACCGTCAATCTGTCACCCGGATTTAGCGTTACAGTTGTACCACCCGTTGTGGTGAACGTGAAAACACCAGCAGTAGAAATTGCAATCGAACCTACTTGAGTACCATTTTTTTGAACAGTATAGGTTGCAGTAGCCGTGGGATTAGTTCCAACCGAACCTTTTGAGTTTGGAGTCGCGAAGTTCGCAGGAAACTGCATAGAAGTCGCGGCGGTATAGATCATCACCGACTGACTTGCACTCGGTTTTCCTATGACTGCGGAAACCAAGTTACTAAAATTATCAGCCCCTAAACCAGTGAATCCGGTGTAACCTGTTGCACCAGCTATACCTTGAGGGCCAGTTGAACCCGTCGCTCCCGCTGGGCCTTGACTTCCCTGTGGGCCTTGAATACCTTGACTTCCCTGTGGGCCAGTAGAACCTTGTATACCTTGCGCGCCTTGTGGGCCTTGAATACCTTGACTTCCCTGTGGGCCAGTAGAACCTACAGAACCCGGTGCTCCCGGTGTTCCTTGAGCACCAGTGTAACCAGTATAGCCAGTGTATCCAGTCGGCCCCACAACGCCTTGTGTACCTTGAGCACCAGTGAAACCAGTGTACCCAGTGAAACCAGTTGCACCTATAGTTCCGGGAGTACCTTGAATACCAGTGTAGCCAGTGTAACCAGTGAAACCAGTGTATCCAGTCGCGCCCAAATTACCAGTTGTACCTTGAACACCCTGAGCACCAGTGTAACCAGTAGGCCCAGTTGAACCTTGAATACCAGAATTACCCGTGTATCCGGTGTAACCAGTATAGCCAGTTGAACCTATAGTTCCCGCGACTCCTGTATACCCGGTTGGCCCGGTAATTGCAGATGCGGGGCCAGTATAGCCGGTGTAACCAGTATAGCCAGTTGAACCTGTAGAAGACGCGCCACCCTGTGGCCCGGTGTATCCTGTCGCACCAGTTGCTGACGCGTTTCCTGCTGGGCCAGTTGTACCAGTATATCCGGTGTAGCCAGTCGAACCAGTCGCAGAAGCTGAACCTGCTGGCCCGGTAGTTCCGGGAGTACCTTGAATACCAGTGTAGCCAGTGTAACCAGTGAAACCAGTGTATCCAGTGAAACCCGTGTAACCAGTTACACCCGGAATACCTTGAGCACCAGTATATCCGGTGTAACCCGTGTAACCAGTTACACCCGGAATACCTTGTATTCCTTGGCTTCCGGTATACCCGGTGTAGCCAGTATATCCTGTAACTCCCTGATTACCTTGAGCACCCTGTATTCCTTGACTTCCGGTATAACCAGTGTATCCAGTGAATCCCGTGTAACCTGTTACGCCTTGTGGCCCTTGTATTCCTTGACTTCCAGTGTAGCCAGTATATCCTGTAACTCCCTGATTACCTTGTGGCCCTTGTACTCCTTGACTACCTTGACTTCCGGTGTAACCTGTCGCGCCTTGTGGGCCTACCGGGCCTTGATTTCCCTGTACACCTTGAACACCTTGAACACCCTGATTGCCTTGAGCACCTTGTGAGCCTACCAAACCTTGTGGCCCTTGACTACCTTGTGGCCCTTGAGTGCCTTGAGCACCTACTGGGCCTTGTGGCCCTGTAGTTCCGGTAGTTCCGGCAGGGCCGGTGTACCCGGTATAACCTGTCGCACCAGTCGCACCACCCGAGTACGCTCCATCCAGAATATCCCAGTTCGCGTTAACCTGATCACCCCAGTCAAACGAATCGTTTGCAGGTTTGAAAAGGTTTAGATTAGGAGTTGTCGAACCTGTAGCCATATCAATTATGCTGGAGTGGAAAACTCCAAAAGCTGCGAAACATTCCCAAAAGCAACATTTGCAAACGTTTGCGCCGCCATATGATTTTGAAGACTAGGCATACCTTGCGCCTCAACATAAAGCGTGTATACACCAGCAGTAGGAACCGAAGTGCTACTCAAATCAAACTGTTTTGTACTACCCGGAAAGACTGTCCCAAGTAAGTAGGCATTTACTCCGTCACTAGTTCCCCAAAGGTTATATTGCCGGACGGTGTTTTCTGTGCCTGTGATACTAAAAGTCACCAGATTACCGGATAGACTTGCAGTAATAACAACATCCGTTCTGATACCACCTTGAATTGCAGTACCTTCCTGAAAATCATCAAGTATAATCGTCGCGAGGAAGTCGATTCTTCCGCCACCATTAACGTAGCTAGCGTTTGCACCCCACGTATCTAACCATGTCTGTCCGCCGTTCTGACTAATGTATTTTCCCAGTGACCACGATACACTTCCGGTCAATGTTCCGTTGAAACCCGGCCAGCAGGAACTAACATGAATCAAAGTTGGGTGAGAATTACAAGCAGGAAACCAACTATTCGTAAGGTATAAGATGCCGGACGGACTGGAAGTATTATCTGCATTCGAATCTACCCAAGAAAGACTGCCATCGCTCTTCGCAACCGTGAATCCACTATTCTGATACTGAATCAAGAGTGGATTGGAATGTGGAATAACCGCAGCGCTTACAGCATTCCAATCGACGTTTGCACCAGCCACGGCTGCTACATCCCACAACAGAAGCATTGGACGGGATACTCCGTTGAATGTGTAGTATTCGTACTTCGCGTTTCCCGCGTAGCGATCCATGAGATGATTGATTGCAGAAATTATGTCTGCCTGCATAGTCGCGGCTGTACTTCCCTGATTGCTGAAGTACTGTTGATCGATCATCAGCATGATGTTCATACCGACGCTATTCGCACCAGTAAACCACAAATCGACAAGCGCGTCATTAGTAACCGTAGTCTTCGTTGGGTGATACCAATCAGGAATAAGAATGTCATAACCGCGAGCTTTGATGTCCTGTAAAATCTTCGTAATAGTTGCGGGATCACTGTCGTTTATTCCGATGTCAGGATGATTAGCCCGTCCCCACCACAACATCGAATGAATAGCAATACGTCCAGTCCAGCCGGAAGGCATTAGATTCCGAACCGTCTCTTTGCTAATGACTATCGGTGCTGCCGCATTTTCTGAATCGTCCATCAAGTTCGAATCTACCGCGAGATTAGTGCCATCATGATTCGTAGTGCCAGTAAACAACGATGGATAGTTAGTTTTGTTGTAGCCAGAGTTGTTCGACACGTTATGCGCGGTGAACGACGCTACCGTTCTGGATTGAAACGCCATTAGTGCTTTTTAGGTGGCTGAGGTTTCTTGCCTTGACTTGACAAGAACTCAAAGGCGCCAAGATCAAACTTCGTACCCTGCGGTCTGGCATTGCCATCTTTGTCTGTTGCCAGTCCTGAAATTGTCAATCCTGTATCGATAGCTGGACTTCCCGCCGATAGATGCATGGTTGAATCCAGTAAAGGATTTCCGGTTTGATTGTTTGTTGTTTGTGATGGCGGAGCTATTGTCAAACCATACCATAGATTAGTGTCACCTGTTATCTGAGCTAGTTGCCCACCAACATACAGTTCGCCCTTATTCTGTACCACTACGTTATTCCGCAGATTCATCTTCAAGGAAGCCGGCCCACCTGCTATAACGAAGGCACCACGAGAATTCTGAGCGTTAGATGAATTGTTAGCTCCGGCATCAAGGACAGTGTTGTTATAAATTTGAACTGTACCCGTTCCTGCGTTCCCGTTGTTGGTGATCCCGGCAACATAAACTCCGGTAAAGGACGCGCCCAATTGTAGTGGATCACGAAGGCCGACATGACTAATCGTGTTATTGAATGCTTCAACCGTGCCCTTGGATGGATCGACGGTGGCGAAGTTTATGCCGTCACAGTTATCGCCGTCAATGCGATTATCATGAACGTGCAAATCAAACTGGTTGAATCCAGTTGTATCTCCGGAGCCGCAGGATGGTTTGCATAGCGGTGAGGAATGAAACTGAAGTGCCCGGCAAGTGAAGTTATCGTGAATGTTATTCCATCCAACATCGATATGGTTGCAATCGGTGCTAAAGTAAACCGCATGATAATACTTTGAAGACGCGGGATTGATTCCAGCATTGTGAATTTCATTACCATAGAGCTTGATCTGACTTCCACCGCTCACTTGGAAGCAACCTACTTGGTCATCTCCACCCGGGCACTGCATCTCGTTTCCTACTATGCGCCAGCCAGTGCCACCAATATCGATAGCTTGGGTTCCACCAATCAAGTGAAGTTTGGACAGTACCCAGTAGTCAATGTTGACGCCTATGTTGGGAGTACGAATACCATAATGTAGTCCACCCGAAACCCCGATGGTGACGGTTGCTCCGGGGTAGGCAACTAGAGCTTTAGGCGCATTAGCTGTACCAGAATTACTGTTGCCATTGTTATCCATACTCATGTAGGCGGTGAAGTTGTCTTGCGTTTTCTGAGAGACGCCATTCATGATGTAGGCAATGTCACCAGCCGCAATTGTATTCTTTGCTTTCAGAATTGTTTTCCAAGGCGTAGCCAGTGCCCCGTTTGCGGTATCACTGCCTGTAGTAGATACGAAGAAAATGCTGCCTGGCCGTACAGTAAAAGGAATTCCATTGGAAGATTTTCCACCCACAGTCACGATAATCGATCCCGTTGAAGCCTGTGATCCTAATTGAAAAACTATTTGCGTATCTGTCCAAACTGGGTAGCTGGTAGCCGCTCTGCCACCGATGGTTACACTAGATGTTGACTGAGTATTCCCGAAGCCTTTACCCCAGATGGTGACGAAGGCACCAGCATTGTTAACTCCACCAGTTGCAGGCCCACTGACAAGGTCACTGAAAAAGATTGCTGGAGCACCAGCAGTTGGGTTCGGAGTTGGCGATGGCAATGGACTTGGCGTCACCGTAGGTGCCGGAGTTGCCGTGGGACTTGGACTCGGCGATGGAGTTGGCGATGGAGTCACCGTAGGTCTTGGAGTTGGAGTCGCCGTGGGATTCGGAGTCGCCGTAGGAGTTGGTGATGGCGACGGACTTGGTGGCGGAGTCGGAGTTACCGTAGGCGATGGAGTCGGTGATGGAGTTGGTAATGGTGGCTTCCCTGTATTCCAACTGACTCCGGTTACATTCACTGTACCTAAGATGGCTTGGTTAGACATCAGAAAAATCTTGGCCGACTCATCTACAGTTGTACTTGAAGACGATGTTGCTGTAGGTGTAAACCGTACAGCAATCGAAGCTCGCCCACCTCTTGGAAGGATAATGGGCAATCGCGTTTCTACTCTAAAATCTCCGTTAGTAGAAGGAGCTAAGATGATTTGTTGACTAGTCGTACAGCTTGAAGTAACCTCAATGTTTTGCTTATTGGAAGTACCAATCTCCCACATCCCGAAGTTGAAAGGGTTGTGCGATGCTGTAACGCATTGTACACACTGTGCAAAACAACCCGCCGACAACAAAAGCATCATTATTGAAACTTGAAGAGTTTTCATTTTACTGCCCTCTATTCTTCTTCTTCCTGACCGTCACTAAAAACCGGAACTAGAATGCACCTGCACGATGGATGAGTATCTTCGATTGGAATCGGTGCTTCAGAAAAGTCATATGGATTGTCATCCTCAAAGTCCAAGCAAACTTCACAAACGTCAACCTCGTTGGTAGTCAAAAAATTTAGCTTAGCTATGTTTCCAGCTTCTTGCCACGCGAGAAAATTTGACTGTACCTGAGCGTTACCTATTTCGGTTCTCGCGATATTTGCTGCTCGTTCCTCTGAGAAGGTTCCCGCGTCCTGAATCGCCTGAGTCACATCCTGTATCGATGTAGGCTCAGAGAATGCGTCGGTAATAATCCGGTTGATGTCTGACCGCGTAGTGTCTGAGATAACCCACTTTGCATTAGGATTATCTACTAGCTCACCGTCTACCCATTTCTTTCCGACCATCTCTGCGGCTCTGTCTTGCGCGAACTGTTGGGACGCTTGATCCGCTGACGCTATCACGTCATTGTCTGTGATATTCAATTCAGTTATGCCTTTGTCTGCGCCAACGCTCGTAGCACTCTCTAAAGCATCTTGCGCGTCTTTTACTTCTTGGACTCCAGACTCAGAAATTATTGCGTCTTCTTCCGTCTCTCCCACTTCCGCTAAAGTCTCACGAAGCGCGTCAGCGTTATCTTCCGCTTGTGTCAATAGTTCGAGTAGTTGATCATCGGTGAGAGGTGTTTGTGAAGTCGCCTGAGATACTAAACCATCTTGAAGCGGAGAAGGTAGCGCGTTATATCTATCTCCTGCGAGATTGAGTAGTCTCTGAACTACAGATGCTTGCATAGATGGTTCGTCTGCCTTGAATATTTTGCGCGTCTTTTTCACCCTGAGAGGTTTCAGTCTATCAATATGCTTACGAATGATGGAAAGAATTCTACCTTTTTGTTTCGCAAAGGCAGAAGAAACAGTATCTTGTAGCTTAGTCTGCGCGTCCGATAGCTGAGGATGCTTGTAGTCGGGATCAATCTTGATCTTATGTGCCTTTGCAATCGCGACTTTCCTTGCGCGGTCACTGATTTTGATCTTCCTGATAGCGACTAACTTCACACGAGAAGGAACTATCTTGCGTATAGTCAAACCCTTGACAGGTACATCTGCATCCACTTGCAGTTCATGTAAGAAGTCGCGACTCACTCTATCGCGAATTAGTGCCTTGTCTGGTATGTTCAATGAAGGGATTGCAAGAATCTGTATTTTTTCAGGAGTAGTACCGCGAAAGTCTTTTAAGCTGCCAAATATGATAGTGTTTTGACCGCCACCCGCAGAATCTCTTCCCCACAAATAGGTGTTGTAGGAATCTTTGAGCACTGAGTCACGGTGTTCCGGAGTATCTTTGCCAACACTCATATTAACTTCGTAGTTTCTCCGGGCATTGTCTAACGCGCCATTTAAGGCACCAGCAGATAAACCACTACGTAGCTCATCTTCTCTCGCAAATTTCTCTATGGTAGAAAAATCTGGGTTATGAGCAAGTTCCGTCATCTGTTGGATGTCACGCTGAATGTCCCGAGCATCATTTATGTTCGTAGTGAAGCTAACTGCTTTTGCCTGTCCCGAACTACCCAACCCGCCTTTATTGTCACTTGAACCTGCCTGCAATAAACCGGACTGTTGTATATCATCGCCATGAGAAGTCACGTGGTATAGTTCCGGGTACTTCACAACTGCTTCATCTTTGGACAAGGGGATGCCCTTAACTACAGAACCTTCCCCTTGTCCCGCTCGCCCAATCCACGTGTTATACGTTTCCCCCCACGACTTATTCTCTTTGATGTCGTCTTTGGTTGCATAGACCTTTGGTTCATCTGATTCTGAAAAGCGACCATGATCATCACGTGACTGATCTTCGGAGTATTTTTTGACTGGGCGAGTAAGCTTAGTAGGTTTAGTGCGCGAAGATAAAGTAGGCAGACTTTCATCTGGTGGTGTCCAACTTCTAGCTATCAGTCTAGTTAAGTCTGCCATTAACTTTTCTTCCAAGTTTTTGTACTGGTATCGTAGTATCCAATTGGTTTGAGCGTAACTACCGTGGTAGGAATATCAGCTACGTGGAAATATGGATTCGGAACCTGACGAGTGCCCGTTACTTCATATTCTCCCGAGACTATCGCTTCTGACCATTTGTAGCCAAACTCTTGCGCGTCTTCCTTTGACCACGGATTGTACCCGGACATTCTGGTGCCTTTCGGAAATTCGAAAACCGTTGGAATACCTTTCTGATTCTCCGGATCGTGATACGCGTATATTTGAACTTCTCCCACATCACCGCCACTTGTCGCAGTCAAAGGAAGTTTGAATGTATCTCCAACCTTCCATTGAATCTTTGCACCGTCATCAAACGCGTGAAATAGTTTCTCGTTCGAACCACCATGATCATTCGAAATATTATCTAACATCAAACCTACATCTTTTTTCTCCGGGTCACTTGCGAGTCCATCATACTTGAATCCGGGAATACCCATTTCCTGCGCGGAATACCCGGACATCCGGAAACTAGTTCCATGAGACGAACCCCAGTACCCGCGCCCTACACGCGTGTGTGTATCTGCATCGTAGTCTTCTGCGGTGTATCCTGAACCGGATGACGATGTGAATTGACCACCACCCGGTTCACCTGCCGCGACTCGCGCTTGATCTTCTGAGTACTTATTGATTGGCGGTTGCGGAATGAAGAGGTCACCTTTAAAAACAATTTGATCGGTGAACTTGTTCTTGCAGTATTCAAGTGTCTTTTCGTCGTTCAAGTACTTTTTGAATGCAGCTAAATGTCTTCCCTTCGGAGCATAGGCCATGAATACGATGTCCGGCTCGCCATGATTAAATTCTTTAAAGGCAGTCTTGTTCCAATCGTGAGGCGCGTAGGTATCATCCCATTTTGAACGACTAGTCTCTACGAATCCTGCCTTCGCATACAACTTGGGAAGCACAGTGTCAAAGCAATCTAGTTTGTTGCCACCATTCTGAACTGCTAAACTAAGCGCGGAATAGGCGACGCCTTTATTCCCGGAACCGGGAGTATTGAAAAGCGATACAATATCACCGTCATCTTTGATCGCAACTCCGCCCTTACCATTCTCGGTAACAAACAATCGCATGTGCTCGTAGTCTTCTGGTGGATAGACGTATACAGAAGCACTAGCTGGATTCACAGCCTTAGATGCTTGAATAGCTGCGGTGAAAGCTACGGCCCGGTTATCTCCTTGTAGTTCAAGGTAATTGGTTGGCGTTATACCCTTCGAAGAAAAGTCTTCATGTGCTTGTTTATTAGTTTCCCAAGGAATCGCGGCAACGTTCTGTCCTGCTACATTTACAGTCCGAATCCCTCTAACATTTCGTCCGTAAGCGTTGGATATTCCTTCTTCACTTCCGCTTTTATCTCTTCCAGTGTCTGCTCCGGAAGCGCGGGTGTCTTCGGTTGTGGATTGTCCGGCACTTGTTCCCCCTTCTGCTTCGAATCTTCCATGATAGTCACGTGCTTGGTCTTCTGAGTATTTCTTGACTGCGGTGCCAAGTTTAATTACTTCGCTCGTACCATCTGCTTTAGTAATCGTAAGAGAATCGATGAATACAGTTTGACCTGATAGAATCTGGTTGCCAACTAATTTTAAACTACCGCAATCAGGTTTCACGTAGGCGATAGTCATGTGAGGATGGAAATCAAACGTTGCAGGTTTAAAGTCTGCGTAGTCTGCGACTTCCTGATTGATCTGCTCAAGTGGAGTTAAATCTTTTTCTAAGTCATCGCGCTTCTTCTTTTTCCCGTCTGTTTCAAGATTGTATGTGTTCAATCCTGTCTCGGTTGTTATACCGGAAGTAGTTGCGTCCTTGATCATGGCAGGTTCTTCGGCTGTCGCGAACGCTTTTTCTTTGAACTCTTCCATCGGCATAACGTCCATCGACTGGAAGAAGTCAGGACTTGTGTAGTTATCCAAAAATGCTTTCTTTGCATCGGCTGCGGAGTCCCAACCGAGCATGACCTTGTCTTCGTCGTAGTCCCCAGTAGAAGGCTCCTTAGTATGAATAACATAAGCGAAAGCCGCGTCTTTACTTGGGCCAATAAAGCAGTCAACATGGTCACCGTCTACACCTTCTGTACCCCGAATGTACCCGTAAGGGTACGTCATCGTTATAGACCAATGCTTACCGTCTTTACCGACACCTTCTCTAGTCGAACCCTTATCGGTTTCGATGGATATTTTCATCCCTTGGAAGTCAAGACGATCTTCTAATGGACGTTGTTTCTTAAGTTTTATTATGCTATGAGACGCGCCTGAGGCAAGCCACCTATCCGCGTTTTCTGATGCATCATCTCCCCGGAAGTTCCCGCGAATGACACCTTGCTGTAAAGACCGCTCACTGATAATAGTCGCTGTACTACTCTTAGGCCATAGCTCAATGATGATATGCTTACTTGTTACATGAGCTAGACCATCTCTCATGTGTTCTATGGTGCGCGGATCATCTTTCGCTCCTTGCATTCCTGCGATACCGTTCTCAGAAGTCACACGAATGTTGCCGTTATCTATCGCGTAGCCGACTATGTTTGAAGTCTCACCCGCGTTAACTGCAACTCTTCGAGATTGAGTACTGTCCAACAAACCATTCTGTAGAGCAGAACGAGCATGGAATCCACCATTGTCCCGGTTAACGATAAACTCCCCGTCTTTGGTTATCCACCCTTCTGGCAGGATACCAATACTCGATAGTTTGACTGTGCCTTTTTCGCCGTGGCCTTCTTCTCCCGGATAGAACCCAGCAGGAGTTTCATCTTCACTCGCAAATCTTCCGTGGTCATCTCTTGCTTGGTCTTCCGAGTACTTGAAAACTTTGTTAGTCTTTGGCGCACGAATCATGTAAGCATACTTACCATTATCACGACGATCAACTTCAAATCCAAATCCTCTGTAGAAATTTTCAAGCTGAGCCTTCTTAGGAGTAAAACCTTCGTTAGCACCTTGTCCGGGTAAAGGACGTGCCCATAGACTGACATATATCCCATGTTTATCTGCTAGCTCAGTTACTCTATCCATCGCGGCTCTACCCGAACCACGCTCTTGAGCAGTCAACCAATGAATCTCCACTCCGGGTTTACTGGAGCTATACAAGTTATGAATATCTAACCCCGCTTGTCCTTTCGGTGTATCAAGATACATCCACGAGGTACTAGGACTCAACTTAAGCTCTTTTACATCCAACTCTTTTTCAAAGGCATCAACGTCACCTTTAGGTGTAGATGTCTCACCACCACTTGTAAACCTGCCATGGTCATCTCTTGCTTGATCTTCTGAGTATTTTTTGATCTTCTTGATTCCGGGATTCCGCTCAAACATAGACGGAAGATAGCTTGTGACGTTAGGATGTAAAGCACCAGCGGGTGGTTCTGTGCCTTCGCGGAGTGCATTACGAATTGCAGTTGAACTAAACCCACCCGTTGTGGGACGGGGGGCATTGAAGTAATAGTGCCCTTCATGACTCGTTCCCTTGTCACCGGAATAGATCGCTGGTGCCTTGGGTGGATTCGCACCCGGTGCTGAATCTTCTCCCGTGATAGTGACTATGGAAGTGTCTGGGTATTTCGATTGCAGGAAGTCTGCGGTATGTGTCCGCTTCAGTTTTCCTTCTATCTTGTCTGCCGCCTCCGATGGTTCCCCAGTCACTGTGACGTTTGGATGATTGACCGTATCCGAAGTAAATGTACGACGAGCGAGTTCAACACGTTCATTCAGCGGATATGCTTTATCGCCCAGCTTCTTATCCACTAGTCTTTGTGGCGCGGGAACTACAACCACATTTTTGACATCATAGCCATTGTCTTTCATATGATTGAGCGCGTCGGTAACCGCTTGAACGTGTCCCATGTGAGGCGGATTGAAAGTACCACTGAATACTAGCGTGACTGGTTTGTCTGTCGATGGCGCGTCTTCACTCTCAAACCTACCATGATAATCTCGTGCTTGGTCTTCTGAGTATTTAGTGAGATTAGGCGAACTAGAACCAATCTCAACTACCAATGGGCATGCCCAGTCTGAATTCTTCGATGGAGAAAAAGCAGTGATTCTTCCAGTAGTCACTTCGAATGGTTCAATCGACGCGAGATAGTCTCGCAAATCAGATATGTCAGCACCGGGTAGAATTCCATAGCGAACTGTGATATGTGGTTCGTCTTCTTTCCCCTCACCCATTACGTCGCTATCCGGAATCAAGTCCTGAATCGTTCGCAGTCCAAGTGCTACATTTGAATCTTGAGGAATGATCACCTGAACAAGTCCATAAGAGTGTGTTACCTCTCCGGTAACAGGATCAACCGACTTGGAAACTTTGCCTTCTTTGTCGCCTTTGTCTTTTTTGTTTTTTTCTTCTTTCAGTCGCTGTCTTTCCTTTTCGATATAACGCTTTAAGTCCTCTACGTCTTCCGGTTCAGAGAATATATCGTGCTCGTCTCTGTACTTGTACTTCTTATCATCAGTCGCTTTCTTCATCCCCGATGTCTTTTTGACGAACTCATCCCATAGCTTCTGATCATGAATAGTCTCTTTGCCATTTTCTTTGGTGTAGACTAAAGTCCGGGGACGATTGATATTGCTATATAGAGTCGCGCCACTGACTTCATTCATGTCTTTCAGTCTCATGAAGTTTTCCGCGGCACCTTGATTGCTCGATCTGACTAATTCGAGCGGAACGAGACGACCATAATCCTCATCTTTGGGATTCGCTGCTCTACTAAACATCCTTTCAATAGCAGTATCTACCGGAATATCAACGTAGGCGACATTGACTTTGTATCCTTCACCATTGAGATTCTTCACCATCGCTAGAGTAGTAGGTTTTGAACCCACTCCGTTGTAGATCAAATCTAGGTTCCGAGCAACTGAGCGTCCAAGTAAATCTTTGGACACGACTTTAGCTTCATCATACAAACGTGGTGCTGCGTTCTGAGGATCAACCATCCTGAGCTTTTCCCACTCTGGCAGTTGCTTTATCACGTTATCAGAATCGATGTGAACTACATTCGGGTTTTTGCTCATCTCTCTAAACAAACTAGACTTGCCCGATGCAGTTCCACCACCTAAAATCGTCGCGACTGGCGGATCGCTTATAGGTACTTTTCCGGTCAAGTCGCTATTGATTATCTTTTCATGAAACTCTGCGCGAGATGGAACCCAACCCGATTCTTTCTTGTAGGTTTCCTTGGTAGTTTTATCTGATTTTGCGTCGAATCCTTCTCCACTCTCACCACCTGCGAACTGTCCACCTTCTGGTGAACCCGCTGGAACCCTTGCTTGGTCTTCTGAGTATTTTTCAAAGAAGACTATCGCCTTACCAAACTTTTCTACCGCGTGAGTAGTTACAATACGCGCTCGTAGATATGAACCATTGAACACACTGGGTAGTGCTCGGAACCATTTCTCCGGAGTACCTTTCGCAGTTAGACTCTGGCCTTTGAACTTGATAGGATCATTCAAAAGGTTCGCCATCAAAACATGATAGTCCGGAGCGACGTTATCTGTTGAAACCTCTCCACCGTCCAGCAGAACTTTACCCGCGAGTAACTGGGCGTTGGGTTTAGTCACCAAGATTTCACAAGTCATTAACGCCATGTGTGTGCTAGCTTTTCCCACTTATCGGTGTTCGCAAGTGTAAGAATTCTGTCTTCTACTCCCGCAATAGATTTTTCCGGTAGTCCAACTGCTCTTAGTCTTTCCTGAATCTTTGGCCATGCTTCCTGATAGGGTTCTGCGAAGTCTGCGGGAACGAATTTCTGAGCGCGGGGAGAATCGAAACGTTCGAATGCTTCATCAATGAACATTCCATTGCCACCCGAATCATACGGCAATCTATCGGGAAACGATAAACCATGATCGATCAGCTTTAGTTTTCCATTGTCAGAAACTATCCAATTACCATTATGGCGATCTTCGTTACCGATGACGTAGTCAAAAGCCGCCGCTCTCGCTAAGTCTTCATTACCATCATATGCTTTGACATCCGGAAGACTTCTTGCAACCTCACCATTCTGCCAATCGAGCACTACACCTTTCTCGCCATCAATAGTACGAATAGTAGCGGGAGCAACCATATCTGTCATACCTGCGGCTTTCGCGACTTCCCATGCGCCCGCCTCACGTGCTGACTGCTTACCGTCTGTAATCGCGTAACGCATTCCTTTCGCTTCACCACTGTCTGGTTTGAATACGCCCTTGGTGCCATCGTCAAAGTAGACCACACGAGTATCACTGACACCGCCACCTAATTTCGACATACCTTCAATTGGAGTAGACACTAGATGCTTGTCATAGTCTTCGGGAGTCGCGCCTACAAACGGTTTTGCTGCGTGTTCTAGGTCAGCGTCAGAACGAACAACAGGCATGAATTCGAGATTAACATCACCCCAAGATTCGCCTCCCCCGCTCACAAATTGTCCACCACCCGGACTACCTGCTGGTACTCGTGCTTGATCTTCGGAATACTTGACTAGTTCAATTAACTTCGCCTTTGTCACCCGACCTACATACTTGACTGCTTTTCCACTATAAGTTCGCCATTCACCTAAACCACCCGCTGACAGACTGACACCCATAGCACCGGGTACTTTTTTGAACTCCAAGAGTTGAATCTGATCTTTGGGAGTCGATGCGAATGCCTTTAGGTCTGAGGAAAAGAAAAGTGGATTGAGTCTGCCACCCGCGTCTTCTCTCACTGCGGAAAACGTTTTGTAGAAGTCGAATGTGCGATTACGTAATTCATCTGCGCTCATTGGGCGTTCGAACGTATTGTAGCGCATCTTATCATCGCCGCCCATCCAACTGTAACTGTCTGAGCGCGGAGTCCAACCGGGCATGTCTTCTTCTGTCGCGCCACCAAACTTAGATGGACTCAACTCCTTACCATGAATCAAAGCGTCTAAACCCATTGGATATGGATCACCCGGATTCCAGTTAGGACTAGGCGCGACCTCAGAACTACCCCAACGAATCACATTCGTTAGATATGGACTGGGCGCGCCTTCACCTTTTGTAGCTTGATCTAACATATCTTGAACGGAGATTTTCCCATTCGCGACATCATGTGCTTCTAACATCGCGTCCCGAATATCGCCACCAATTTTTGGATCAGCAGCAAAACTTATGCTCTTGTCATCACCACCACCTAATCCGGTTCCTTGTCCCATGTTTAGTTCGAAGCGAGACTTTAGTCCATTCGCGATTACAGCATCTGCGGCAGTAGTAACGTGATACAAAGGCACATCAGGAAGTGGTTGAAAAACTTTCCCGGATACATTGAGACCTGCACCACGCGCCTCTGCCATTGCCGGGTCTAGTTTCCCTTCTGAAACTGCGGCAAGTGTTTTTTGTTCCCAGACTTGTTCTTTATCGCGCCTTTCCTGCCTCTGATCATCCGTCTCATCGGGTTTCCATCCACCCGTGTATTGATCACGACTCATTGAAGCCGCGTCACCTTCACCAGAAAAGCGTCCATGATAGTCACGTGCTTGATCTTCTGAATATTTCTTTAGACCATCATGCAGAATTACTGCGAACGGTATAGCTTTACTTCCGATGTTGGGAAACGAACTCATAGAACCTGTCTCAACTGAGGATAAGCAGTTTTCAATTGCAGGAAGGCAGCTTTCTCATCCACATCCCCGCGAATGTAAACCGTATCTGAATCCGGATCGTATGCACAGAATTTTTCGAAGCTGGAAAGGTCGCCTAGTTCCGGATGAACGAATTTGCCTTTCTCTATTTCCTTACTCATCCAAATAATTTTGGTCATTGAACGACCAAAGTTTTCAACTAGAACTGAACCATCACTCTGTAACACGTAACGCTTCATCACGTGTCCCATAGTAACGCCCTTCGGCGCGATTCCCCATTTATTCTGGAAGTCAACTGCCTTTGTCAGAGCAGTACCTATATCAACGTTCAAACGATGAACTGGCATCGTAGTAGTTCCGTACTTTGACCTCACGTCATTCACGATAGTCGCAGCCCACCTGTGGTGACCATCAAGCACGTAATTGTCTTTAGTCACAAATATAGGTGCTTCTGTTAACTTACCACTTTGAAGACTTGCAGCCATTCCGCTGACCTTCCAACCGTCTAACTCTCCTTGTGACGCTCGTAGATGTGACGCAAGAACGGTTTCATCTGTAGACGTGATTCCTTCGTCTTCAAGCGACCTGATAAATTGGGGGGCTAAATCAACGTATGCAGTCTTTAAATCCGCGCTCTTGGGCAGAAGTGCTGCGGCAAGTGAACCGGGCGCGGGTGAACCCGACAACTGTGGCATGTCTACTCTTGGAATACCCAAGTTATCTTGGGCGAATAGGTTGGTTCCCGGAACCGATACTGCCGCGAGATTCCAGTTGGGAACTGTCTTACCTGCGGCCTTTGCCGCATCACCTTCTGCCTTCATCTTCTCAACTAGTGTCGCGATTTCATCCGGTTGATCTAGGGTGACATGCTTACCTTCGCCTATTAGTCTCTGTGCTTTTTCTAAGTCCTTTCCACACGCAATGGGATTCGAACGGGAACCGGGTTCGTGCGATGGCGCGTCATGAGATGCTGTGTAGTCTGGTACGCCACCTTTACCATTTGAACTTGAACTACTCTTACTTTCGCTTCCGCCTCCGCCGTTACTGGTGAACTGTCCGCCACCTGATTCTCCTGCTGGTACTCGCGCTTGATCCTCTGAGTACTTCAACAGTTCATAGCCACCAGAGAAAGCAGAGTATAGTTCTAGTCCGCCTTCTACTTTCTCCTGCTTGTGTTTCACGTTGACGTTTACATTGACGTTTGCACCGGGTTGCTTCTGTTTATTTCCCTGCTGTAACTGAGGTGGTTGCTTACCAGTCTTACCATTGTTCTGCTGATTTTTAGGGGAAGAGCCGCTAGCGCCGGATATCGCATCCTGATTCTTCCCCTTATCCGAGCCAGCCCCTTGTTGGTTTGGCCCAGAACTTGACTTACCGTTTCCTTTTCCGTCTTTGCCCTGTCCCGGTTCACCGGGTTTACCGAAACCACCACCACCAAACGGTGACGCGCCCGGTTGTGGAGGCGGTGTGTCCAACGGGATAAAGCCAGAAACTCCAAACACTCCGAGCTTATCTGCATTTGGGTCGGGATATGGATCATCACCACGTCTTTTTCTAGTTTCGTTTATAGTGTTGATTTTTCCGGTAAGCAATCCATCGATCTGTGCTTGCTTCAATGGATCAGTTTCTCTTTTGTCCTTGTGCGCGAATTCGTAGTCATCGCTTAACCCCATCTTCTTGATGATTTCGTTGTTGATGTCAACAACGAAGTTAAGCATTGGTTCTAGTCCTTCTTCATCAGCACTGTCTGACGCGACTTGAGCAGTCGCTCTATTCATCATTTTCTGGAACGCTTGAGACGATACACTAAACGCGTAACAAACTATCTGAGCAAGCCATTCATCGATAGGGTCTTTGAGTAGTGCTTCTTTTGAGAAGACTACATTTGGGCGCGCATCAGTTGTACTCCCGCCATATCCGGGAAGGAAAGTTAAGCGACGACGCTTCGCGATATCGCCCACCATGATAGAATCGAACCACTCTTGAATCTCACGAATACGATTCGGTTGCAGAGACGCGGGTAGAAAACATAGTGCTTCCGGTATGTTTCCGTCCGAATAGTATTTGCTTATGAACTCCTGCCTTTTTAGTCCGATACCAATCGTGATTAGTATCTGCTCAACTGGCGGATATCCGTAACGCCTATGTGTTCTTTCGTTCCTCATGACGTACAACATATCGTCGGTAGTCAAGTTACAAGCAGGGATTCCATAGACAACCTGTTGATACGCGACATCTGGTGAAGGCGGGGTCAAACCTTGATCGGTAATCACGCGTGAAACAGTTCCGCCATCGAGCGGATGGACTGACGCGATTTTCTTCTTTTTATCGCGCTCAAGATATAACGCTATCGCGTCAAGCACGAAGCAATCTTCCATCCATAGTCTTTGCCACTGTCTGTAGTTATGATAGCCATCTGGGCACGCGAAAAAAGCAGTAAGTGCTTTTATGTTCTTGTCTTCTGCTGCAGCCTTTTCTCTAGTTGCGTTTGAGTCACCTGCCTTGGTCTTCAAACGAATTTCCCAAGGGACACGAGCTATTTGATCTTTGCGCGTCTCAATAACTAAGCGAAGTATGTCCCAAGAGTCTGCAAGTGTTCTGAGAATGTCGAAGTCAATCCCGCCCTTATCATCACCGGGAGTCCAAAGCATGTTCTCACCGGGTATGAACGCTCTCTGTCTTGGGCGATAGGTAGGAGGCGCAACGGGCCTCATGGGTTGAAGCGCGGAGAACCAATAGTTGTTCGCGATATCTTCAACTGTCTGACTACCGCCTGGCGCAAGTATCTCACCTAAACCAAGCATTTGAACGCTCTGAGGAACTTGAGTAGAAGGCGATGCTCCCAGTGCTCGCACCTGCGGGGTCAACCGCTGTTTGACAGCGTCTTTAAAATTACTCTTGCCTGCCATACTGTATCTCAATTCTTTTTTTGAAAGGGGTGAAAAGATCATGCCACCGAATCTTTCACCCCTCATTCGATGCTACGTAAGGCAACCAACTCCTACACGGGAGAAAGACGTAGCACGCGAAAGGTATCACCCGCGAATTTCAGTCCACTACCACCACCCACCAGTTGTAGCAGGAAGATGATAACACAAATTCCAGCGACGACCAGCAATACCACCTTGCCAATTTTTTGGAATTCCGGTGGCAGCAGGGTGAGGATGTAAAACGCGACTGCAATCGCAATCACAAAAACCAGAAAGTAAATCAACATCGTTACTATAGGCATCATAAGCAAAAGCATAATTTAGCTCCTTTTCTCCAAATCAGTTAACCTTGATTTCTACCTTCGGCACTGGTTTTGTACCGTTGACAGTAGTCAAGGAAACTTGTTCTGGGGAACTTGTTGCCCAAGGTACATCTGGTACTTCAGGCCTTTGGACTGCCATAGGTTCGTGGAACACCTTCCACTTGTCAGTTGAAACAACTGGTGCTTCGGGCCAATTTGCGTGACATCTAGCACACGTGTGTAACAGTCGCTCAAAGATTGCGTCATATACTACTTCATGTTTCTTGCGACACCCACACGCGGGACACATCGCCTTATTCGACACTTTACGTATCGCAAAAAAGCGAATGTAGATTCGTATGTATACCGACAAGAACAAACGAGCGAACCATAAGAACGGACTGAGCAAGAAAAGTAATACGGGCCACACGTATTCCCACACCTTCGCCCAGAATTCTTTTACGCGAAGCGTAAAAGGTATTGGCACTACGTAGTCATATCTTGAAGGGGGAATCATCTAGTTATTTTATCCTCGTCTCATGACCGGAACCATTTGTAGTACTGCGATTCCAGTCTGATCTACTACCTTCGCCCACTGATAGAAATTGGAATCAAACAAAACGATTGCAGACTTCCCTGTAACGGGAAACGCGTCATTGCTCTTTACCATCGTCTCTGCTTCAGTCCGGCTACAATGATGGTGGTGAAGGCAATTAGGAAAGTCACCCGTCTCATTCCAACGTCGAACATCACGATGCCTTAGTTTACAGACTGACATTTTGGTTCTTCTGCGTCAACCAATTGTAGAAGTCGCCTACCTTCGTCTATAAGCTGTCGCATCTCCCCAATGGTAAGGTCATCGATTGGTTTGTGCGCGGCTTTTAGTTCTTTTGGAAACTCAAACTCAAAACCAAACTTGCGCTCTTGTTTGATGTATGCAAGAACAAGCATTAGCTCTGTTTTGACTTTCTGCCTTAGGTCAACATGCTTCATTTTATTTCAAGATAACCAGTATGCCCAATCGTTCCGGGTACGTACTCATCTTTGAACGTTTGATTGAGCAATTCTTTCAGTTCGTGTACCCACTCAAGAGGTGGAACTGTGGCACAGGTGATAGACATCTCTATCGCGTCAAATAGAACCGAAATTCTTTCTGCGCGTACTGGATCATTTGCCATGCTTCACTTCTTTAACGTGACACGTGAGGGTGTAACCGCGACTTTTGGTTTCTCTTCTTGTTCTTGTTCTTGTTCTTGTTGTTTAGTCGCGTTGACAATCTGATCGATGAAATACTGCTTGTCTACGTTCACACCGGGACATCTACTATCCCCGTACCCGACTCCCTGTCCTGCCTTTGGGTCATCCTTGTGGAGTCGCAAAGACTTTGGGTCAAGTTTAGAGTGACGTGTTAGAGATATTAGCGCGGAGATTGTATTGTCTCTGACAATGTCGCTTAATGGTTCAACGTTGTAGTCGCCTACCATCTCAACGCCATAGCTAATATCGTTCCCTGTCATAGTGTGTGAACCGGGACAAGTCAAAGGGGTGAACACCCAAATGCGATCAGCGATAAACAGATGTGGCCCACCATTTAAGCGAAGCTGATCACGATAGTATTTCTCCATGTTCATCAACCGTTGCTCGACTGTCACCTCACCCGATGACCAATGGTCAATACCGGGATGAGATTCGGTGAAGCGCGGGATGAACGTATTGTGTAGCACAATAAACTCAGGTTTCCATCTGTAGTCTTCGAGACGAAGACTGCTGACGTATGCATCAAACTCTTCTGCATCAAATGAGCGATTAACTATTCCATACCACATGTTTTTATCCGGCTTTCTTAGACACGAATTCTTACATCGGCAACTTGCCAGTAGACTCTAAGAGTAGCTGGTTTACATCTGCTACATAGACGATTGCTTAAGTCACTAGTTAAGAGTCAAGAACTCGCAACTTATTGTTTTTAGTCTAGTGGCATTAGATCGCTTCCGACATAGACCGCGTTTCCAATACCAGTCGCGCCACACGCATTACACTTCCAACTGTTGTCTGCATACTGAGACAAGAATTTGTTCGGACATCTTGGGCAAACATCCGGCTGTTGCTTCGATGTCATGACCTTTCCCAAAGACTTGATACCAGTTTTACTTTGCAATTCTTCTTTGTTGGTTGCCATCTTCTCAATCCATCCCCCGCTATCTTTCTGTAGATCAGATAGCTCTTTCTCACGATCTACTGAATTGATTATTTCGGTAGGGGTGAGACCGGACTTCCGCTCTTTCTCTTCTCTTGCTTTTTTGATCTTTTCCGCGTCCTGTCCCCACATCTCAATCAAGCCATGTAATCCACTTTTCGCGAAAGCGAGCATGATACCTTCTGCTCTATCTGGCGATTTAATGCCACGCGCTTTCGCGTCCGCCTTTGATTCGATCACTGTCTGGCCACGGGGATTCGGTTTCCAGCGAATAGTAGTCAACTGACCTTTTGCGACATCGTCATCTAGTCCATTGACATCTCCTGCTTCGAACCTCAAACGAAGTCCCCAGTACAATTCCGCTTTGAGTAAAAAGAAATGCTCTTTGTCTTCTGGCGACTCACCTACATTGACATCTGACACCGGATAACCTTCGTCCTCAAGATGACGCGCTAGGTAATAACCAATTCCTGCGGAATCCACATTGACGTTTTCAAGATAGTCTTTGTAGGGCATCAATCGCTGTATCAGTTCCCCTCGTGGGTCGGGATCGGGCCACGCTTCAAGTAGCATGATGTCGCTTTCCACTCGAATACACAAAGTGGTTTCGTCCTCACCCGGCCCTGCAACGTCTATACCTGCTGATGCTTTCGCTTTTCCATCTCGTAGTTTTGCCCAGACTTTTTCCCTGTCTACTTCGCGATTCGATGCTTGATCTAGCCATGACAAGAATAAAAGCGAGTCTTCTGCTTGTTCCGGGAACTCGCCAAACACTCTTGACTGGACAAATGGATTATTGATTCCAAGCGATCTAATCATCTGGTACACCCAGCGACGGGATATCAGATGAGGCACGGGTGAGATGTCCAACTCATCCGGGGTCATCTTGATTAGTTGCGTAGGAGTCAAACCTTGTAGATTGGGCGTGTCAAAGGCAGAGATGGTAATCTTCGCATCCCAGAATTCACGATCAGAGTGAAACGCGTTGTAGAAGTCACCGCCTACGATTGTAGGGTTACCTATAGCTAGCAATCGAACGTTACCGGATGCCATCAATCCTTCAATCGCTTTCCATATCTTCGGAACTACTCCGGGTGCTTCATCTAGGATGACTAAAATGTTCTTTGCGTGGAATCCTTGGAACTTAACGCCTTCGTCCTGATGTTCAATGTTAGTGGTAAATCCTAAGGCGTAGCGTTTTGGCCCTATCTTTAGCTGAGTCAGAATCGGTTTGGGAAACGGATACTTGCTTCTACCAACTGCTGCATGTATCTCTGCCCAAAGTAGTTTTTCTACTTGGTTCTTCGTAGGCGCAGTAGTGATTACTATTGCTTCTTCCCATCTCGCGAGAAAATGTAGGGTAGCTAATGCAGCGATGAAAGTCTTCCCGGATGAATGGCATGCCTTGACTGCGGTCTTTCGCTTAGTGTCGATAGAACGAAGTATCTCTTCTTGCTTTTCCCACGGGATTGAATCTAACCAGACTTTGCTAAACTGGACTGGATCAATAAGCGTTTCTCTGACCTTCTGAGATTGCTCTGCTGTAAGTTTGCTGGGATCAATCGTGGGCGTATTCAGGGAAGAAGGGGGCGGGTTGGTTGGGGTTAGTCTCGCTCTGACGTTCTCACTAGTGAAAGGCAATTTATTTTAATCTCTCGCTAAGTCTTCCAATCTGACTTCACGTGAATATCCGAACTTGTCTTTTAATATTATTGTGCCACCATCGTGAACGTGGGCGGCTAGAATTCCCCATGTGTTCATCGCCTTAAACGCCATGGCATCAAGCGCGCTCATCTTCTCAAAGAGACGCGCATTGAAGTTGATCTTATCCGGGTCTGCTATAGTAACTACTGCTCTCATGACTTCACCTATTCTTCCTGCTTGTGAGCATTCCTTGATGCTTGTTGAGCAACATATGATGCTCTTCTTTTCTCGCCCATCGATGAATCATCATTCGCGTGAATTTTTGCAGCATTCGCGTGAGCTTCTCCGGCAGATGCATGATTTTCCCAGTCTGCGCTTCTTCCAGCAGCATCATGTTCTCCACCTCTTGCATAGTGGTAGGCACTTGCTGCTTCGTGCTCCTTTTTAGTAGACGCGTTTTCTGCTTTACCACCACTTCCAGCAGGATATCTACCAGAACCCGGCCCACCTTTGAAGACTACTTCTTCCCTACCAGTCGATGCTTTGTAGAGAGTAGTCGCGTCTTGTGCTTTAAGCGAAGATTGTTCTTTGTCGCGAGCATCCCATGACGAATCATGCGCGACTCTTGACGCGACACGTGCCTTCTCACTCATCGAACCAAGTTCATCTTTTGAAGGCGTGTCCGCTCCAGTTTTCAAATGTGCCTTGTAGGCAGCGGCATGAAGATCGGCTGCATTTTGATGAGCATCAGCCGCGTCATTGTATGCTTTCATCCCAGTACGTTCTGCGATTTGCCGCGAACCACGTGCCATGATCTGATGGTGTTGCGCGGCATCAGCATGTGCTTTGGCGCTATCTGCGCCCAAGGCATTATGAATCACTCGTTCTCTCGCAGCTTCTCCCGCTGACGAACTACCACCACTTCCTGCGGGATACCTGCCGGAACCCGGCCCGCCCTTGGTCATTCCAGTCCCCAAGTTTTCAACCGGGATTCCGGCAGGAATGTTGTCTGCTCTCACGAATCGCTCAACATCGGACTTATATGGAATCGATGGATTCGTCCTCATGCCGTTGACGAAGTCTTTCACCAGACTACATTCTGACGCGTCCGGTGTTGACTGTGACATCTGTTGAATGAATGATCGCTCAGGTACTTTCCCATGCGCGAGCATACTTGCTTGACGAGCAAGAGATGAAGGCGGCTGGACTCCTTCTGAACCAAGTGATACCGCGTGCTCGTGCGCGTATGCCGCGTTAAAGTGCTTTTGCGCGTCCGAGTCTCTTCCTTCTGTTTGAAGTGTCGCGCCTACTCTTCGATGATACTTTCCTGCGCGTTTATGAGCATCAGTAGTTTGCGCGTTCTCTGATGCAATTTGATCTGCAAGGAAACTACCATTCTCCAAACGGGGCTGATCGGGCGCGTACTTGTTTACTTTGCCACCTGTTTGTTTAACGAATTGCTCAACGAAACTCATGTTACTCTCCCTTTTTCCCACCTCTCCGGGTTTAAGTTGCGTCGGTTCTTTTCTTGGCTTAACTAGAAAAGCATGAACTCCTATAGAAGAATTGTTTGCGTCAGTAGAAAGTCCCTCTCTGGTATGAGGATACTTTCCACCTTCTGTAATTACTCGCCTATGAAGTTCCGCTGCGTGCTCATGAGCGTTCTGTCTCTGTCTTTCCGCGGCGACCAAGTTAGGACGATTCGCGTACATGTTCGCTTCTCTATCATGATAGTTCGCAGCTTCCTCGTGTTCTGCATCAGTACTCGCGCTCGAACACTGCTTCATCTTCTCTTCGGTATCTTGCTCACACTCATCGAAGTGTTCATGATCAGGTCTCGCGTTACCCGTATCGCCTCCGTACTGGTAAATGTAATTCTCAAGTAAGCTCATCTACTTTTCTTTCTAAGCACGAACAAAATTTGATTTCTGAACCTAATTTTCTCCCCGGTGGAGATTTTCCAGTCGAAGACTACTTTTGACTAGTGCTTAGTGCAAAAAACAAAGTGCTTACTTACTTTTTGGACTAAGCACTAGTCTTTTTTCATTATTCAACTACCCTGAATATGACTTTTCCCGTCCCCCGATAAACACATAAAATTTCCGAAAACTGACTAAGCACACTCGAAAATGGCATAAGCACATTTAAAAATAGGAAAGCTAAGTGATTTAAGTGATTTTCGACTGAGATTCATGATCGAATCCATTCGGTTTGGTGATACGAATTTCACCACTAGTTAAACGCTCATCGTTTTCTGTCACCTGCCTACTCAAACTCTTCAGAAAATCACTCGAACTCGTTTTTCCCCCCGACGAAGATTGATCGGAAGTAGAATTCGAATTGTGCTTTGGGGTTTTCAGTAGTTCGAGTGATAGCTTAAACGCGATTCGAATCGCGTCTAATATGCTATTTCCATATGTCCGGAAACAATGGTACTGCATCCAAAAGTGTCTGGGCAGGGAAAGGATACGCTTCCATAGTGGTCGCCTTTTCAGGATTACTTCTTTACCAGTATCCATTTAAGCATCCTCTGAGACAGTTTCCCACGTATCCCAGTGTCAAAAACGTCTACGAACTCGTTAGAAGGGCAAGCAATTAGGTTTAAACTACTATCCTATGGTTCCCTCTATAGTGTTCGGGTGATTCCCATTCCTACCTGTCCCGCCATTCCTCGTGGGATAGGTCTCATGTGGCACATTTCCATCAGTCAACTGGTGCACATTCATCTGTCCGACATCACCATTGATAATCGCGTCTAGTACGTTGATAGTTACATTAGTTGGCTCCTGCTCTTCCTTAGGCATGAGTCTCTGCCACTTAGTCAAAAGAGTAAGCGCTTGAAGTTTGTCATGTAGTTTGAACTTAGTCCGCCTTACTTTGGTAAAAACTTTAACTCCATTGTTTACAATAGGTTCCCTCAACACTTCTTCCTCGCAGATAAGTTCTCCAATCGCAGCTGCTTGATTACGTGTGATATTTTGTAAATCAAATGACCATGATCCATCGGGATTGATCTGAATGTAATCGTACACATTGGAATAAGCGAGATTAGCGAGCTCTGATAGAGTCTTCTCAGCAGAAATTTCGAGGTGCCTAGACGCAACTTTAAGTACTCGATCTATCTCTTCTTTCACTCTGGGATTTTTCAGTAAGATAACCGAAACCTGCATAGGGTTCGAGTATCCTGCCTTCTGTGCCGCGGCTGTACCATTTAACTTGGGGTCTTCAACAAAGAACCGTACAAAAAGTGCTTGCCTAACGGTCAACTTACTTCCGGTAGCTCCACGTTTACCAAGCTTGATGAACTGATTGGAAATTTCCTGCTTTTTCTTGGTAGCTTTCGCAGTGGAATTCTGACGGGACTTCTTGGACTTCTCTCTTTTTTGGGGGGAGATAGGTTTTCCAGTCGAAAAGACTAAAGGTACACGCGGGGGGACAGTCCTAACTTCTTGAGGCGTATTATCCATATAAACATTGGGGTGCCCATAACTAAACATGTCCGAAAATGTCTATTTGAGCAAGACACACTTAGGTACAAGACACAAATCCGGATGAAGATTATGGTACTCGTATTGAGGGGGTTGTCAAGGGCGAGGGAAGTTATTAGGTAAATAAATTACCTTAGACAGCATGAATGGATTCTAACTTTTTAAAATATAGCTCAGACTCAGACTGTGACTATGACTTAAACTTTGACTGTAGCCGTCTTTGACTCCGACTTAGACCTTGTCCATGACTTCGACTGTAGCTTACGAACGTCTTTGGAACTCTATGACTTTGACCACGACCTTGCCTTCGACTGTGGCTACTGAGACTTTGGCATTGAAAAGGACTCGGCCTTTGACTGCGACTACGATTACGACTTCTTCAACTTCGACTTAGGCATCAACCGTGACTTTAACCTTGACTCCGGCTTCTAAGACTATGCCTAAACAGGGACTCAAGCTATGACTGAGACTCCGTCTTCTTTGACTTCAACTACGACACCGACTTCGACACCAGCTATGGCCAAGTCCTTGACTTTAACCTTGACTCCGGCCTCTGTGACTTAAACACTGCCTGGGACTACGACTTCAACTGTAGCTTCTACGACTTCGACATAGATATCGCCTTCGACTCTGCCTAGAACGTTGACTATGGCCTCTTTGACTAGAACATTGACCTCGTCTGTAACTCTGACTTCGGCACTCTTCGTCTACGGCAATGACCGGGTCTATAGCTGCGACTCCAACTTCGGCTTCTTCGTCTTCAACCTAGACTGGGACTACGACTTCAACTGCGACTTCTTAGACTCAAACTTAAACATCGGCTATAACTCAAACTTTGACACGGACTCAAGCGATTATGACTATGGCCGTGACTTGGACTCAGACTCCTGAGACTGCGACTTCGTCTACGGCAATGACTATAACTGTGCCTTGGACTTCGACTTCAGCTTCTGTGACTACGACACCGACTTTGTCCATAACTTTGACCGTGATTTATAACTAGACTACAACTCCGACTTTGACATTGCCCATGACCTTGACTACGACAGAAGACTACAGCTTCTGAGACTCGGACTGGGACTTCGTCTAAAACTCAAACTCTGACAGCGGCTGTGACCATGACTTTAACTGAGACTGTAGCTTCTCGGACTTAGACACAAACTTAGACCTCGCCCATGACAATAACCATGACTTCAACTGCGACTGTGACTCCAGCTTCTGCGACTAGGACATAAACCACGACTTCATCTTAGACCGGGACTGCGGCTAGCTTCGACACGAGCTTTGACTTAGCCCACGACTATGCTTCAACTTTTTACGCGTAGACTTTGACTTGGCTTCAACTTAGTCATTGACTATGGCTTCTGTGACTAGGACTGTGACTGAATCATTGACACCGACTACGGCTTCTGAGACTATGACGTAAACTTCACTTCGATTCTACTTGCCTATTGTCTGCAAGAAGTAATAACGCTTCAAGTTCAAACTGCAATTTTAGTGTATCCGTGCCATCAACATCCTCACCATTCTTCTTACGAAGCAATTCCAAAAGATGTCGGGTTGCAGTAAAATCCATGATCATTTAGCTACTCCAATACTTTGACAGTGACTTAATCATAAGCACCGACATGGACTACGACTGTGGCTTCTATGACTCAGTCATGGACTCGAACTAGGACTGTGGCAGCAACTTCAACCTTGACTATGACTCCGGCTTCTTCGACTTTGATCAAGGCTATAACTTCAACCTAGACTGCGGCATCGGCTTCTTTGACTTCGGGTTCATCAGGTTCATCGGTGAGAGTGACCTTGAAATATTCGCCACCTATCGAAAACACACGAGCGATATGTGATTCTTCTTCTGAAAGTGGTCTCCCAACTTCAATGCTAATGACAGGAGAAAAACCCTCGCTATAATCCGTTGCTTCCTTCACAAAAACATCAAAATCGTTTTCCTCAAGATCATTACCTTCGAGCGGTATTTCAATCAAAAGTTTTTTCAAGTTTGCCTCCATTTTCTTTATCTTTGACTAAAACTGCGACTGAAACTGTGACTTAGACTCCGGCTTCTTCGACTGAAACTCGAACTCTGACACGAACCGTGACTTTGACTCAGGCTTCTTCGACTTTGGCTATGACTTAGCTAAGGCGGTTACTGAATTTCTAAAATGGTCAAGTGCACCATCTGTCCGCTCATCTCCACCACTTCACCAACGTATTGCTTCGAGGTTAGTCCGAAGATTGCGACATGTGGCTCACCATTTGATGGTTTGTGCTCATAGATGAGATTGGTTTTAAAATCCATCGTCAGAACTTTTTTGACGGCCTCAACCGCGTGCTCGGGTTTGTACTCGAACACATTGGTTTTGTCTTCCCCTCTCAATAGTTCTGTGCCCATACGTTTGACCGCGTCTTTGTGGAGTGCTTCCCATGACAACGGCACATCGAACAATTCGATAGTCTTGCACCCGGTGTAGGTAATCAGTGACAACCCACACTGGTTTTCATGCAGGCGTGCCTTGGAAAGAATGTCATCGAAGTTCTGCGAGAAAGCATCGAAGTTATCCTTGAGATTATCCTGTCTAAAAGAAGAAAGAGGCGGCTGTTCCTCGGGAATTGATACTGACGAACCGAATATTCCGCTAGAACGAGATGTGAATGTACGACGAACACCCGGAACACGTCCGGAGATATCCGCGCTCACTCTTTCACCACCCATCATGGCGTTCATGGTTGTAGTGGTTTTGGTTACGTTCTCCCAAACCGTATGTTGATCTGCTGGAGTGAACCCCGCTGTGTAGCTCGCGTTCTCAACCGCAATTGGAACGGTGCCACCGTACTTGAAATTGCTTCCAGTACGAATACCATGACTCGCGTGAACACACCGAGCATCAAGCGCAACCTCAGAGTTAGGAAACAACACCGCGCTTCTGGTAATGATTCTGGACTGGGTTCCCTTGCCTTCGAAGATGGTTCCGGAGCGAAGGAAGACGTTTTCTTTCCCAGTGTTTTTGATATTGATTTTGTTGATCATGCCACTGTCCGTAACAATGACGTTTTCTGTCTCTGGCATGGTGACATACTGACGGACAAAAGTGGTTTCCCGAAGGATTGGAAGGATACAAGCTAAGGATTTCTCGGATGGACGATCTGGTTTTCCGAATGAGAAACCCAACTTCTCTTCTGCTACTGCAAGAAGAACTGCCTCTTTGCTAAGAGTTTTAGCCATGTGGTACTCCTTTTGTTCACGGATTCTTCCGTGTATACACATGTGTACTACCTAACTCAGAAAAATGTCAAATCTTCACGGACTCGCAGAACTAGCTTTTCAGCCATTCCTATAGCTGCGTCCGGTGACTCATACTGTGGTTTTGAGGTGACCAAATCACGTATGCGTATAGAACCGGATGGTGTCCTGTCCAGCATCCCGATATAGAGACCAAACTTCCCAGTCTCTTTATCAGGCCCGAAGTAAGAACAAAAAACTTCGTCTTCATCGGCTGCACGAATCACAATAAAGGTAAGCTGCGAGATACTTCCCAGCATTCTATCGACTTCATCGATTGGCATGTATTCTCTTTCTCTCGCGTGCTTTAAAGTCGTACAGTCCACCCCAGTGACCTAGTGAGCGAAGTTCATTACGAAGCCTTCTACTCATGGTACTTCTACAACCGTACTTATTGTTTGCCCAAGCGAGTACATCAAGAAGACTACTGACTTTCACTTTACGACTAACTTTACGATCAATTAGCATACTACTCTCCTGTCAATCAGTCAAAACATCGTCATAGTCGGAGCGTTCTCTAAGCTCCATTTCCTCTGCTGGTACTGACGGTAAACGTCAGATGGCGAAGGTCGTCAAGCGCGGGAAGGTGTACGGGTTCCGGGACGGTATTGTCCACCCACACGAACTAGCTTAGTATAGCTCATAATTTTCCCCCTTTGGAATTACGTTCTGAATAAATATACTTCGACTTAGGCGGCGTCGTAGTCTGAGCCTGTGACCGTGACTTAAAAAAATGGACTACTCCCCAACGACAGAGAGTAGTCCCGAGTTTATCCGTACCCGGAAGGATTTCGGATAAGCAGCCTCAACCATGAGCAAACCTGTTATTCTGCTTCTGCTTTTTCTTCGCCTTCAACTTCTTCGTCGTCTTCTGGAACGGTGACCTTTGCTTTCTTGGGCGCGGGAGTCAGATAGTCCCAACCCGCGACTTGGAACCGTCCATACCCTTGAGGACGAGCAGAACCGATACCAATCTGTTTCCCGCCCCATTCGATCAGCTTCTTCAAATCGTCGGGCAGGATGATTTCCTCATCAACAGAGAACACGCCCCGGGCAATGAAGTCATCGATGTAGAAACTGGAGCACCAGTTCCGCTGGTTGGACGTTTCCATTTTGACGAAACGTTCAAAGAGCTTCGCGTCAGCGACAGTCTTCTCGGTGACCATCATTTTGTCCGCTATCTTGACACCGATGAACGTCAAACCCTTGTCAGACACACGCGGAATCGCTTTCGGCGCTTGCATCGACGCATTGTTGATGAAACTCTGAATGATTCGTTCCGGGATTGCGATCAGACCTTCACGCGTGCCGTCCACGGTGTAGAAGGGACGTTCTGCTTTTTTCTGCATGTCTTCGTAGTTCTCTTTGGTGAGACCACGTTTTTCGAGCGCAGCGAGCAGAGCCTGCTCTTTTTTGCTCGCGCCCAGTTTGGGGTGAACGTCTTTGCTGATGTCGATGATTGTATTACGCTCGGGCCAGTAAGGCAATCCGATGTAACCGGAACCATTGAAGTTAAACGCGACTTGAACTTTAACCATAAGGTACTCCTTCTGTTGATTGTTTTACTAAACAACTTGACTTTGGCACAGACTGAACTAAAGCTGCACTACGGGAGTCGGTCTAGTAGCTCAGGACGATTTCTCTTAAGCCACCTTTTCAATGCTTTAAGTTTGTACAAAGTCCGTCTACCAGACCGTTCAACGGGGAATGATGAGTTCAACAGTCTCCATCCGGAAACTGTTGCTGGAGGCACATCCAACATTCTCAATAACATGTCCAACGTAACCAAGTCAACACTCCGCCGAGAAAACACGTTTTCAATTTTCTGATCGGCAACCTCATTGTGAGTTATCCAACCCGTCTTAGTTCCATACGGGCGCCGGAATTCAATCCAAATGCGGTAGCTATTTAAAACTTCGACCATCCCATAAATCGGATGCTTGATCTGGCCGAGTTCATCACAGCGAATCCAATCCTTCTTTCCATCCGGGCGTAAAAATTGAATCCAGAGATAACCTCGCTTCAAAACTTTTACCATTCCAAAATCGGGGTGCTTAATCTGATCACTCATAGTTTCCTCTCATCACTTTTCTGACTTCCTTACCACGCCCACAACCTGATGCTATCACATCAACAAGGGAGAAAATGCAAGCTGAACATAAAGCTGTAGGCGCGGAAAGTAAACCAGAACTATGACTTCTCTCCATAACATTTAGGATTTTTATTACCCCTGCCCTGCCCTGCCACGTTTAGACTAGTCTTTTGACTAATGTACCTTATCCTTATCCTTAGCTTCTATGGGTACGTACTCCGGCCCACCTAAATCTGGATATCCCGGAATTTCTATCATTGTTTTCATGCCTAAATTCATCCTAGCTAATTCATCTTCACTCGGAAACTTTTGACCTGAATCAATGTAGGAATCAGCTAAGGCTGAGAATATAGTTATGTTGTTGTTCCGGATGGTTACTGCGGAGATATACCAAGTATGAGCAGCAGAACTAAGACTCTGCCATACTTGTTCATCCACATCGTTGATTGCTTCAATTAGTTTATTAATGACTTCCGCTTTGTCATCACCAAAAACAGGTTCCACAAACTCTGGTAAAGTTTTTGCTGCGTCGATTACCTCTTGGTATACGGTAAGTTCTTTTGGCATTAGTTTTCCTCTAATCCCGTATACCACACCCGAATTATTTTGTAAAGAAAATTTACAAAACTTTACAAAAGACGTTTAAGGAAAGCAAACCAGAACTATGACTTCTCTCCCATACCAATAACAGTAGTACGTCTCTCCCACGTTACGTCTTCAAACCATTCATTCACCAGAAACACGACAGCCGCTTCCTTGTGTTGGTGCTTAGGTTCAAAACTGCCCATGATACACCGGATGTGACGAAACGCTTTCTCCGGGTCAACACCGGGTCTCGGTTTCATCTCAAGTTTGCTCAGCCCATGATAAAAAGAATCATGGAAGAACTGCGCATACCTATGACTAGAAAGTTTGAACTCATCCGGGATATCTTTCCACTCCGGCATGAACTTAACCACACTCGCGGGAAACGCGACATCAACATCGTTGAAGTCATGGACAGGAAACATTTAGACCTCTTTTGCGCGACGATCACGATCACGATCCCAAAGCAAATCGATCATCTGATCAACCGCACTTCCTAAGCGATCATGTTGCTGCGTCTTCTCTTCTTTAGAGCGAAGAACATAATGAACTTCTTGTTTCTGGCGGTCACTCAGTTTGTCGTAATCCCGCTTGTACATTTTCTGCGCCTGAGTGTTCGCATCTAAGAGCTGACGAATAGCAATACCTGTTGGAGCAGGGTTCGCATCAATTGAACCACCCTTTTTGAATAGCACTTTCCCATACCGTTTAGTAGACTTAGACATATTCACGACATTTTAAAAACAAAATTTCAAATCTGTCAAGACTTAATTTCAACCTCTACTCTTACTCTGACAGGTTGGACTAGACCTTCTTCTTCACTAGGTAGCGGGGCATTCAACGACCTCAATCTCGTTCGGATAGAGTTTGATCACCGATGTCTTCTTATACTTTGGGCGGCTGACATGATACTGATAGCCATCGAAACTCAGGACACGTCCAAAATGCTCACCGTACTGATTCCCGTTTTTGTCCGATGAATCATAGTAATGAACAAGAGAATTCACGGGGATGTCCGGATGTTCAACCACGTATTCTTTTTTCTTCTTCTTGCGTGGCTTCTTCACCGGGGGGTTCACCACAACCGGGGGCACTGGTGGAATCAATAGCTTCACTCTCTCGGGCACCGTCACCAGTTTGACACGTGGTGGAACGGGCGGGATAATCAACAACTTCACTCGTTTAGGAACTTCCATAGCTACTCCGTTTCCTTAACAAAATATCCGTAGACACACCGGGTTCCTGCGCGACTGCAATCGTGGGTATCGTGAATGACTCCATCGATCACTGCGGTTAGATGTCCTGATACTCTCACGACAAGTCGGCCCTTGGGTAATTCCTCTGCTCTCAGATGAACTTTGCAACCGGAACCAACCTGCATTGTCGGTATCCACTTCCAGCCCATCTTTGCCAGATACTTCTGATAAGTCTGTCTGTAAACACCGGAGCGAGAACTGGACACCCGGCGCTTTCGTATCCCTCGGCGTTCGGACACCGCGAGTACATTGAGCGCGTCATAAACTGTCTGGTAGGATTCACCAGTTGCGATAGCGATGGCACGGGTCACACAATCACCCGTGACACCCTTATAGCCATATGTTAACCTGCCACCATCATTCATCACAAACGTCATTCACCGCTCCTACTTTGCAAGTTCAAATGCCCGGTCATACCACTTCGCCCAGAGCAAGTCCAACTGGGGGGTAACCGAAGTGATATCCACCATTCCCATGCCCAGTCCGAACTCACCGATTCTCGGAGCAGTACTCATGAGTTTGTTGACCTCACGGGACAGTTTTGTCAACTCTGGGTCAGTCTTATACAGTTTAACAATGGCCCTGCGTCTTTCCATCGGAAGTGTGCGGTACTTCGCTTTGGACTCATCTCTCTTCTGGGCACATTCTTTCGGAGTCAGTTTTACTTTCTTCAATGTGGTCAATGTCATCTCCTAGTTACACCACCATCATATATAAAATTTTGGGAAATGTCAATACCTATTTTTCTCTTTTATTATCAATGGTTTACCGGGACAGCATTGGACGCGAAAATCAGGATTATATATAAAAAGACTATTGACAATCTTTTCTGCTTCGCTTACTATTGAAACATAAAGGAGATACAAATGAGAACGTTGCCGGAAGTGGTCGCAGAAGTAAGGAAAGATTGGAAAAACATGAGTCCGTATGCTCGCCCGTATTTCGAAGCGATGTCGCAAATGAACTCGGTGAGCGAACCCTACTACGCCGACTCCGGTACATCTGTGGTTCTGTACTTCCTGTGCAACGCTTCACAGTGGAAGGGTGAAGTCGCGAGACGAGTGAAATTGGAACTGAAAGCGATGGTAAAGGCCTCAAACTAAAGAGGTTATCGCTAAATTTTAAAGACTCGGGAAACCGAGCGGGGACGGAATCCGGGTTCCGTTCCTTTTCTTTTTTATTCTTTTTTACTTGACATTAGCCACGGTTTATATATAATTGAGACATGACAAAGGGAATGAACAAAAAAGGGAAAAACAAAACGGCGGTTAAAGCTGGGCAAAGATGGGTCACTCCCAGCGGAGCAGAATTAACAGTGACCGCGGCAGGCCCAGACTACTGTGCCGTGACGTTCGAAGACGGTTCAAAAACGCTTTTGAAGAAAGAAGAATTCTCAAATTTCAAAGTGTCGTGGGCGGAGAAAGTTGGTTGAATGTTTTGACGGGGGCGAATGGCCACTGACAGACTGGAAGTCATGACTCCAGTTTTCGATGGTTTGCTACATCGCCCGCATCAAAGGATTCAACTTAGTGACTCGGCACAATCAATCCCTCAACCTGCAACCTTCGGGACGCGGGGAACTGAGGCGGACAGGGACTCACCGGGAAATGCCCCTGTCCTTAGACTTTTCGAGAGCTTTCAAGTCAGTGTTAGGCGTTTGCCACATGGACTGCATCCACGTAAGTCCGAGCGCGGTGGAACGTGTGGCCGGATGAAAATCTGAGGGTTAGACGTAACTCTTAGCACTTGGCACTGACTCGAAAACTCTTGACACCGGGATACGAATATATATAATTGAGACATGAGAAACCCAAATTTCAAACTTTCCAATTTCGTCAAACTCCACACGCTTGATATGCAACAGTGGAAGGAACAAGCGCTCCTGTCCGGGAAAGACTTCTCCGGGTTCGCGTGGGACGATGTGACTGACTGGTTTCCGCTCGAAGTGAACTTCCCGCTCGACGGGACGAAAGCGAGCGTACTGATCCCTGCTGTACTCGCAAAAATGCACGGCAAAAGATTCGAGAATCACAAAAAGCAAAATTAGCTCTTGACATCGGCCACGGATTTTATATAATTGGTGACATAGGGGGAACACGAAATGGCCTACATGGATCAGAAGAAAAAGGCGGTAATCAAAGCTGAGTTGGACAAGGTTATGCCAAAGGGTTGGAATTACTCTCTGACCGTCCAGCATCACTCTTCGATAACACTCGCCATCATGTCCGCCCCGGTTTACCTCATCGGACTTCACAAACAGGCGGAGCAGTGGAAGGGTGACCGCAATTATATCCAGCTCAACGAGTACTACCTCGAAAATCAGTATGAGGGCGAAGTGCTGAAAACTCTGTTGAAACTCAAAGACGCTCTGAATACCGGGAATTTTGACAAGAGTGATATCCAGACTGATTACTTCCATGTCGGTTTCTACGCCCACATGCACATCGGCAAATGGGACAAAGGGTTTGTCCATACCGTAGCCGAAAGAACGCCGACCTATGACGAATTGAAGGCCCGGATTGCCGAACTGGAAAAGGCGACCGCGTAAAGGTTTAAGACTCGGGGTAACCGAGCAAGGGACGGGACTCGGGGGGGTTCCGTCCTTTTTTTACATAATTTCCTTGACTTTAAATGAGCACTTTAGTATTATTTACTCATGACGAACTTACTTAGAACCGATATCCACCGCCCATCAGCGATCACTCCTGAAGATTACGCGTTTGTGTCATTCGATTATCTGGGTTCAAGTGACCTCGGCGCCATTATGTCAGTATCCGCTGAACGTACCCGGTTTCAGGAACACATGAAAATGACGGGTGGAAAGTACAGTCAGCATGAACACGGTGGAGTCTGCCACGTTTGTGGTTGTGTCAACGTCACTTACACCTGCAAGTTCTATCACGCGAAAACAAACACCTATATCGTGACGGGTTCGGACTGCGCTGAGAAAATGGACTTGTCCATCGGGAACATGAATCTTTTCCGGACTGGGGTTCGCAACGGTATCGAATTCATGACGGGCAAGAAGAAAGCGCAGGCGACTCTTGAGGAATCCGGGTTGCTCCGTTGCTATGAAATTTATGACGCGAGTGACCGCTCTGACTTCCGGTATGAGGAATCGACAATCACCGATATCGTTTCGAAACTGGTGAAGTACGGTTCAATCTCGGAAAAAGCTACCAACTTTCTGAAAGTGCTTCTGGAAAAGTTGGACACTCGGGCAGAACGTGAAGCAGAGCAAAAGGCAAAGGCAGATGCCGCGGCTCCGGTTCCGACTGGTAAAGTTACCATCACCGGAACGGTGCTCACTGTGAAGGTTCAGGACGGGTTCTACGGGCCATGTACTAAGATGCTCGTGGTAGATGACTCCGGTTTCAAAGTCTGGGGAACTCGCCCCTCGGGTTCAAACGTTGAAAGGGGTGCAAGACTTTCCTTCACGGCAACCGTGGAACCTTCCCCGGATGATACAAAATTCGGATTCTTCAAACGGCCCTCAAAGGTGGTCATCCTGTAAGGGATGATCACCAGAAAGTCTACTCAACTTCTTTTGACGCGCCACCTTCCAACTGCTGACGGATTTCGGCAGACATCATGATCGAATCGATGCAAAACTGTCCGATAGCGTAAGACTGGGATATGAGCACCATGAACCTGTCAATTTCGTCACGTCCTGCCGCGACGAAGAACCGGGCAAGTCCAAGTGCTCTTTCTGCTTCCGTTTGGCTGTACGTATAAACCGCGTCAGCCGTACCAATCTTGCTCCAGTCTTCCGCAACGTTTTTCTTATCGACTATCTTCGCCGTGTCCGCTTCCCGATTTCCCTGAGTGACCGCAACCAAAGCTGCATTCCTTCTCACCGCTATCCCGCGAAGATCACGAAACTGTCTACCAGTATCGATTCTCATCTGAGCACTGTCAATCTTCATTAAGTCCGGATAGTCAAGTAAAATCATGTCTGGGCGAAAGTTTTCTTGTTTGTCCAACTGATCTAGGAACATATCCAGTTGCTCAGTCGTTAACGCCCCTGTAGGGAATTCCTTGATGAGTAGACGGGGATACCGACCTTTCATCGACGCGAGACGGTTGTAGACCATGCTACGCTGGCTGGGGATACCTTCCCGCTGGAGAGTCTGAAAGTCTATCGTGGTTCCGGTTTCCAACTTCTGGAAATAGGGAACCCGGATTTCCCGCGCCTGACTCTTGGTGAGCGCGAACATCGACTGAATATAACGTCTTGCGACCACTTTCTCACTGACTTCGAGAGTGATGTGCAAAACAGAATGACGGTATAATAAATTGCTTTTTCCAACATGAACCAGCCACCATGTCTTGCCTTTCTTCGCCGCACCAATCAAAAAGATTAAAGTCTTTCGAGCGGGAATTACTTTCGCCCTGTCCAGAACTCCAATCCCGGATGAGAAAAATTCATCTTCTTCGTCATCCAACCACGAAAGCATTTTCTTCGCGTCATGTAGCCATGTACCGGATGACTCTACTTCCGTGACGGTAGAATTATAGATTGCCTTTCTTGCTTCTTCTAACTCACCCCTGCCTAGTGACTCTATTGCGTTTTGCAGAGAAGATGAAAGCGTTTGAATTTCAACGAACCTATTAAGCTGATTAAGTATGAAAGTAGGTTGAACTTGATCCTTTTGCTTTTCCAGTATGTCCAACGTCTGACGGATGAGTCTACCATCGTCACCTCGAATCATCTCCATTTCAAGAAGATAATCCATCTGGCTACCGGGTGGATCACGGTATTCTTTCAGGTAAGCTAACGCAGTTTTCGCGATTAGCTGATTTACACGGTTAGTAAATAATGAAGGTTCTACTCTCATTGCTATCAGGGAAGCGTTCTCTTTGGAGTGAACCAACAAAGTTAGAACACCTTCTTCTAACGCCCCAACGCTTATGATAAAGCACCACTACCCTTTCTACTGCTATAGACGTTTCCTTTTCTTTTTCCTGTTAGCGTGCTGGATCAGTTTCATCAACGCCTTCGCCTTCTGAGCAGAAGTCATAGTAGAACTCATGATAGCAAAAGTCGCGAGTCTATAAGTCATCTGATTCCCATCACCTTATGCAACTGGATTGACAGCTTCCAGTCGGGATATTGTTTCAAAAAATCTTGGCACACTTTTATATTGTGAGAATCTATACTGTGCTCGTGGTTGATCGGTTGCAGGTAGACATTCTTTTTGGACGCGAGCTTTTTCAGTAGATCGTTCTTCGCGGGAAAGTCTATGTCCACCAAAAGTTTGATTTCATCTGCTCGCTTGATCATCGAATCTAAGCAACCGAACTTGGGACTGACGGTAACCCACACATCGTTTCTGACGTAGGAGTCTACACCCTCGAATGCGTCATCAATATCACGAGTACCGGATGTTTCGATGTGAACCTTTATGCCATTATTCACATAAAGTTCATAGACCAACGGTGTCAAGTTGTGAATGAACGGTTCTCCCCCGGTAAGGCATACATTGTAACAATCACCGGGAACAAGCTCGGTTAGTTCTTTCACAGAAGAATGTTGCTTCACGCGATAGTCAGTATCACACTCGAATGAGCGTCCGTCCCATGTCGTACACTTTTCCGTGTAGATTGGAAGTGCCTTAGAACCTTCCTGACTGACACTGTAGCGTTCCTTTGGGAATGGTTTCCCAACCGAGCAACCTGCTAACCGGATGAAGAACTGTCTTTGCCCTGCCCAGTAACCTTCACCTTGAATCGAATCAAAGCACTCGGATATCGGATATGTCGTCATGACTCAATTCCTATCTGGTGGTGCAAGTACGGCGCGATACTCTTTGCCTTCGCAATTTGAGATTCAGTGATTTTCCCTGTATCGATATCTGCACTAGAACTCAATAAAGAAATTGCGAAAAGAACATGCCCAAGCTCTTTCTCTAGCTGACCACGATTATCGTAACCAGCAGACTCGAACCCGTGGCGCAGGATTTTACTCGCGGCCTGTATCGACTCACCCATTTCTTCTATCAGAAGAACTAGTCGTTCCACTTGAGCTTTGGTCATCGTCTCTTCTCTCATGAAATTTATCAGTACAAGTTGCACCATGAACTTCACCGAACCCCTGCCCCATTGACGCATAGTTTGGTATGAATCGGGGATTGTTATACTCCCCACCACACACCGGACAGTACTCAGGCCACCTTGTCATAAATCTGTTGCAGCTTGAGCTGTTGCGGTACTGTCAATGTACCGTTGCGCGCAAACTGATCTGAGATGCTGGGGATGAATTCTTCCCGCTCCCACTCGGTGAGACGGTCAAGTTCTTCCTCAACCGTTTCCAGTTGAGTCTGAATTTTCCTGAAAGTCTTTTCGTCAATACTCATAACGTGTACCATGCTGAACATTTACGCGTCTCTTGAACTTCACACGCGACTAGTTCAACCCCAGTTCCATTTAGTTGCTCAGGTGCGACGTTTCTTACTAAGTATGTTGCAAGATTTTCTGCGGTAGGATTAAATGAAGTCAGAACTACCGTATCGTCAAGTAACCTCAAGGCAGAGGCAATCGGGTCACCACTCCAAACCAAAAAGCGATGATCCCAGTTCTCATCCAACCACGTACAAAGCCGGTTTTTGATTTCAGAAAAATCGATTACCCGGCCAACGTCATCCAAACCAGAAAATGACGCGCATACCAGTTTCACGCGATAGTTATGTCCGTGTAGGTGAGAGCAAGCACCTTCATGACCAAACACCCGATGACCACACGATATATCATGCAATCTGGTAACGGTAATGTGTGGCATTCTCATTTCATGTTAGTCCTAGAAGTCGATAAGCGTCCTTTATTTTTCCTTTCAGCTCAACCATAGAGTTGCCACCATCTTCTATCGCATAGGATTCGATTATTGGAATCCCGGACTCAACGCTATCTCTGATTTCATTCTTAGTCGCAAGGCGACCTTCACGGTAGCAAACTACACGGTTAGGTTCCCCAAGTTGAAAGAGCACTCCATTTTCAACTCGGTTAATTGAAAAACTGTAAGTAGTCCATAGCAAGGTGACGCCGGGGTTCCGTTTAAGTCCAATCCCTGCGGGTTCCTTGTATCCATCGGGCAAGTCGTTTTCTCTGCGAATCATCTGGGGTTTGGTCAAAAAGGGACATGCCTTTGCGGAAAATTCCGCGCAGTCCAAGTGAGACGGTGGCTCAGAGGATACGCGATTAATCGCACACATTGGCCCTATAGCGAACGTTTTGAACTTTCCCAGTAAATCCCCACACACCCAGCATCGGGACTCATGAATCGCTCGTTTCAGCTTCCGGGAATCCATCGCTCGAAACTCTGGTTTCCCATCCAACCACGCGACAAACCATGGCACCGGGTAACCACGCTCGTCAATCGGAAGCCGTTTAATACGGGGTGGTAGCGGTGGCAAACCATCGCGTAGTTTATACTCCGGATGGTAAACAACTGCGTCATTCACCCGCTCTTCAATTCCTCTATCCAACTCCATAGTGTCTCCTAAATATGACTTGTCATGTTTGCAGTTCTCATGAACAAGTCAAGTTGTGTTTCCAGTAAAAGTTTTTGCGTGAGCATGTTATCCGGTACTGGCACGTCTTCATTCGGATGAATACAATAGCTCTTGATCTTCTTGCCGTCTTTGTACTCATGAACGTTTCCTGACCAACCTTTGGTTATGCGAAATGTACGGTCATCGACTACCGTTTCAAAGTAACCGTGCTCTTTGTATTGAGACTTCTGAGTCTCGGTGAGGCAAAGGAAAAGCAAAGCTTCCGCATTTTCCAAAGCTATTTTATTTTGCTTCTCTCGTTCTGCACCACGTTGACGAGCAAGTTCAATTTGTTCTTGAGTGTAAACCAAAGTTTGCACTGGATAATTAACGTTCCACGCCTGCCAACAAGATGACGTTACTACTTGACTACCAGTGCCTTGATCTGCGTACCAACTCGCCCAAACAACATCGTTACAAGTAACACTGTTTGTTTGAACGTACTTGACATTCCACTGATACCACGAACCCACGTCAGTACCAGTTCTAGTACCAGTATCACCGTTATAGATTAGCTGCATGACTAACCCCCGACAACCGGGAGCGCCATGATGATACGTTCCGCGTTAGGGTCAAACTCATTCAAGACGGTTCCCTTCTCTCCGTCTCTCCCGGTCACCGAATAACCACGATAGCCTTTTTTCCTGAGACTGTTGTACATCTCACGAGCGGATGTTACCTCATCCAGTTTGTTGCGATCCCACATGACTTTGGTATCCCCGGTTTTATCCATTGCGTGAAGCCAGCCAGTACCACTACCAATTTCCAGTGAAGAAGTTGCCATGACATTCTCCTTTATTATTTGAGCAACCAAACTCTATCGGGTATCTGGGCAAGTACTGAACGTCTAGCCATCAATAACTTTCCCAAATAGTTATCACCAAATGGTTCATGCTTACCACGACATTTTTTGCTTCGTCCACTCCCGGTACAGATTCCCCAAAAAACATCATGCCACCAGTTACCCTCAATCAGTACCCGGTCTAAAGTCGTCAGTAACAGCTTTTGCATGACTAATGACGAGAACTTCCTATCTATGACCTTCTCCATCTCCCCGATCTTTATCGACTCCCAGTCGGGCCTGCAACGTATCTTGTTGCCGATCTTCTTTGCCTCTCGTGGATCAAATTGAGTGAGAATTCTATCCCGGTCATCGTCATTCATCGCTTTGCGAGACTGGTAGTCCATCTCAGCACAGTAGCCATCGAACGGGTCAATGTAGAAGTTTGAAAGGAAGTCCCACTTCCCCTCGAACCGAAAGACCGCTTGCGACTTGTCATCTACCAGCTCTTGAATGTACTTCATTTTTTTTGACCATAGGAATATACTCGAGGAATATACTCGAAATAATTGGTCTCGGGAAAACAATACTTACCGTCACGGTGACTAGCAGGAAAAAGACTACAATTCAAACACGGCACAGGTTTCTTCTCTTCAACCTCGGCAAGATCAAATGCAACTATCTCCATCAACTCACGCTTACGATCTGGTTTACGAACCACAACCGCGTACTCATCTGCTTCAACTTCTCCAAAGTAACTAGTACTATGACTTCTTTTAACGTTGTGTTCACCCTGTAACCATGAAGTTAAAGCACGTTCTGCGGAGTCTCTATCCGTAAACCAGCGCGGCATTTCCTTAGTAGCACTTGTCGGTACAGTGAAACTATAACCGTGCTTTCTTCTCACGGGAAGCGCGGGAAGATAATCTTCTGTGCCCTTCAGCCTAATTGCGAATAGCTGAATCAATTCGTCACTCCCGACACACGAAATAGCTTACTACCATTCACATCTTTCCGCACAACAAATATCTCAGAGAAACCGGAAAATGTGAGAGCTCGATGGTCTGCAATCCAAATTTGTTTGCTCAGTACTTCAGCACGATACCTCAGAGACTCCAGCAAATCTTCTATGCCCTCAGAAGATAACCAGCTAGTAGGTTCATCCAAAAACTCCTGAGTCCAAAAAACACCAGCCGCTCTTTGTATCAGACTCGCGACACCTTTTGCTAGTGCAATTCTCAATCTTTGTGATTCTCCACCAGACCAGCCCTCCCACGGGCCTTCGGATGTCGGTGACTTGACCTTGATTGCAACTCCCAGTTTTACAGTACCAGACTTAGTCTCTGATTCAGTTGCGAGAGAAATTCCCCAACCAACCAACCCGGACGCGGAAATTGCTCCCGCGATTTCAATTTCCAACGCCATCAATATCCGTTGCACGAAGAAAAGTCTGATTCGTTTGAATCCGTGCTTGTACCAGTATTCAATCGCAAGTATCTTCCCTTCTAAACCTTTGCTCGCGTCTAAAACTGACTGTAGCTTCAACTCCGTCTCTTGTCTTTCCTTGTTATTCAATTCTAGCTTAACCGTGTACGGATTCGTCTTTTCCCTTTCTTGTGTAATTTGCGAATAGAACGGGTTCACCGTCTTTTTGAGCAAAGCTATTTGGGAGTTGTACGGGTTATTGTCGTCTTCAATCTCTGCCAGAAGAGTGTCAGCTTGTTTTTCAATTTGTACCATCTGGTTTTGGAGTCTGGATAAGTCTCGTTCAATGGAACTCCTTTCTGCTCGCGCTTTAATTTGTTCCTTATCTTCTTTGTCAGCCTCATTTTTCGCTGTTCGAAACTGAGCAATCTTTTCACGAGCTTCTTTCTCCAACCCTTCTTGTTTAGTAATAGCTACGAATGCCTGTTGCTCTTTCTCTTGTTTCAATTCACGGGTAATGGGTTGACCGCACGTCGGACAAGTGTTGTTCTTTTCCCAGAACCTAAGCTGATCCCTAATCTGTTTTATCGCGGCTTCTATCTGGTAGCCCTTCACTTCCCAGTTTGACAACTCTTTCGCGACATTTCCGTTCCCGGTTCCGTTCGGTTTAATCAGACTACCGTTATGGTTATAGGTAGTCATAATCGTAGAATGCTCAGTCTCAAGTTGTTCCAATTGCGCGGCGAGTCCTTCGCCTTTCTTCTTTTGAGTCGCCTTCCACTCCCCTGCTTTTTGTTCCAATCTAAAAACATTCTCCGAGTGCTCTACATCCCAAGAAGCGAGACTTTCTTCAAGTCTCGCAATTGACTCTTCGCGGGATACTTCCCAACTTTCAATTTCTTTTCTAATCTGATCATCGGTAGGTAATTGCGCGAGCTTACCGGAGAGAAACGATATATCCTGCTTATACTCATTGACTTGTTCTTCCAGTGAACTAATCTGAGAGGACGCAGCATCCAAACAATCCGCCCAGACTGACAAGTCGAGCACCTGATCAAATAACTCAGCGCGCTTCGGCCCGTCAAGGTCTGGAAACAACTTTTCCCCTTGTCCAAACAAAACAGAGTGTGCAAACCTCATCCGGGTAAGTCCCAAAAGACGATCAATGAACACCTGCTCAACTAGTTCACCGTTGAGCGTAACCTTGGTTGGTGGGCCGTACCGTTTGATATCGTAGCTCTCTTCTCCACGAAGCAGCTTGACAGTCACGTCTGCTTTCTTCTCGCCCCACGATATCAAGTCGGCAGTTCTTGTTCCTTTGATACCTACTCCAAAAAAGCACCAGTGTATTGCGTCAAGCAAAGTAGTTTTACCCGCAGCATTCGCGCCCAGTCTCGGTTCCACCCGGTTGTCACCACCCAAAAATTTCAGTCCGTCAGTCAGTGGGAAAGTCACCACTTCGTCAATGAAGGAGCGAAAGTTATGAATGGTGACAGACTGGATAGTTATACTGAGCATCAGAATTCCTTAACTACGATAAAGTAGAAACTCCAATTTTCAATGACCGTGCCGTAGTCCGAAACTCGTAGCTTCGGGAACAATGCGATCAAATCCGCAAACGATTCTCTGGTATAGGCGTGAAGATGTTCATAGTCAGGCCCAGTGTACAACGGGAGCATTGTATTGATCTTTTCATGATCAGGCAAAACAAAACAGATTCCGCCATTTGTCTTCAGCACGCGAATCCACTCCCACAAAGTCTTCACGGGATTAAGCATGTGCTCAAACGAATGACGGGAGATGATTAAGTCCACACTGTTGTTTGGGAACTGAAGCGCGTCACCACTACAAACTAAATCAGCTAGTGGTCTGATATCCACACCGATAATCTGAGGAACGGTTTTCTTCATTCCGCATCCGATGTCTAGGACGGTCTTACCCCGGAACTTATTGTCGTTCAAAAACTTGAGAGCGATCAGTCGCTCCGGATGAATTTCTTGAGGATAATCAATAAATTTTGTTGTCACAGATTTTGCAGATTTTGCACCTGTTGCCGACATTCTTTCATACCTTCCACGTCACAAGTTGAATTTCGTCGTCCTGAATAGGTTTCCTGTAAATTTGAAAAACTTTATCGCCATGATGATAAGTCAAATCTAAATTTGACTCCATCATAGGGCGGGTTAGTCTCTTTACAAGCTCCCCGGTAAAAATTTTTATTGCTTTAGTACTCATGAAAATGGCGTCGGTCTCCGGGTACTGATCAATTTTATCTTCAAGCGATCTGAACCTACCGGACGCTACAAGAGTTTTGTCAGCAAGTACTGAACTAGCAACAAGACTAACTAGTATCCTATAATTCCAGCTAATATCAACATGAATCCCACGTCGAAAACAAAGCAGAAGCTCATTAATCTGAGACGCGATTTCTGAACCCTTGAACCCCGGAGTAGGCCCAAAGTAAAATTCCGGCATATGTATCACATTGTTATCTTCTTCGAATTTGCAGGAAGGCATTTTACTTCCTCACTGTCTTCAATATGTCCATGCCTACATCGATGATTTCCTGAGCAAGATTTTCTTCCTTACCGAACAAGGTCAAGACATCCTCGGGACTCATCAACTCAATACCGGAAGATTCAGCGGTCGTTTTGTCTTTAGAGATGCCTATGTCTTCCGTGAAGACACCTTCGAGAGAAGCAAGAAAGATGTTCCTGTCCATCGCCCACTGTTTGCAGGCTTCTTCTTCAACTGGCCACTGAGTCATCTTTTCACTATTCAGTTTGTACCGGATTCGAACCTGATCACCCGGATTGGTTCGAATGGCACGTAGATCAGTAGAACTATCAATATCCAAGATAGCTCTGTGAGTAGTCATCAACGGAACTTCTATGAACTTGCTGAAGTCCCTATCGTTTACCACAAGCACGCGATTAGGCCATGTTTCGTTGAACCTAACCGGATGTGGAACTCCGATATATTCTACTCCCATTACTCTCTGAGGACGGTGGATATCTCCGGAATAAATCGGGATACCTTTAGGAAACACTGGCAAAGTATCAGAAGACGGAATAGGTCTACCTTCGGCAGACAGTGAACCTTCAACCGTCTGGTGCATCAAAATCATTTTGACACTAGAGAACGGTAGACCTTTCCACTCTTCAACTGGATTCGAAGAAAACGGCAACACAAGCACATTCCCAAACATCTCCGGTTCACTGACATATCTAATCCGCGACGAACCACCACTTAAAAATGGCCGATTCAGAAATGACCAATAGGGAACACCGCTCACGGGTTTGTCATGGTTGCCCATAACAACTATGACATCCGAGTCAGTGTTCACCTGTAGTTTTTCCAAAGAAGACGTAGCTTCATTCACCAGTTCTTTGCTATGTCTGTCTTTACGGTCAAATATGTCGCCCAGAAGATAGATATGAGTAACACGATACTGGATAGCGATCTTCTCTACTAAGTCGAACGTGTCCCAGCGATATTCCTCAACTGGATTATCCGTCAAATGCCAGTCGCCCGTGAGAAGTCCGGTCATGTTTCCCTCTTTACAAGCCACCACTCAGAAGGATTCGTCAGTTCTACCGTCCGAACCAAAGTAAGGCGATCCCCATAATGAGCAGTAACAACATAGGAATCCGCGCTACTTTTATGACGAACTATATCGCCGCGGTTAATATCACTCAAGTCAGCAATAGGAAAATCCCCGTTCAGTGGGCCTGTAACTACCATGATGCTCCTTACTTTGCACGTCTCACAACATCGTAGTTCTCCAAAAGAGCTACGATGAAACGGGACTTGCCAATCTTCTTTGGTTTGATGATTTTGTCTATAAGCTCATCTAGCTCAGTGAACAACAACGGTTGACTTTCCACGATAGCTTGTTTGCGTTTCTTCCTATCAGAAAATACTATTGTCCTTCCGGGTTTAATACCGTTACCGTTGCCATTTCGCATTCTTTAATGCCTCCTGAATTTTTCATAGTTTCCCGAACCCGAACCCGTAGTCATCCTTCAATTCCATTGCCTTTGAAACCTCGCGAATCTCCCATGAGAGTAGTTCAAACTCTTCTCCCATAAGATAACGCATACACGCAACTGAATCAATCATTAAAGCTAAAAGACGACAGAACAACATTGACCTTCTATTCACAAACAGATATACGGTCAATCACATGTGGAAAACCCACAATCGCGACAAATTCTACACCCCTCTTGTTTATATACACTGGGATTCCCACACTGATTACAATACTCACCTAAGCATAGTGAGTCTGTAGATGCAATCTTCGAATCCGTGATTGTAGGTGGCAGGACAATAAAACCCTCTCCACTGTCCGCCATGTGCTGTTTAATAACCTTACCGATTCTCGCGACAAGTGAAGGAGTATACTCTTGATCCACCCAGCAACCTTCATTGATACTGTAGACTTGCATCAGCTCTTCCACGATGAAAGTCACATCACCGCCACGCCGAAA